GGGTCAGGCCCCAGTATTCACGGATGGTGGTGTCCACCAGCTTCAAATCGTTGTCTATCTCTTCTGGAAACATGTCTATGGGAGATTTTGCGGTGCTGAACCCCTCAGACTGGGTGATGAAGTAGTGCTTGTCTTTCTCGGAACGGCAGAGGAGGACGATGGAGAACAGACCCTCTACCGTCAGTTTCTCGTCCAGCATCTTACCGATGGTCTTGGCTTTCAGCGTGCCGTCCGGGTTGGACTCGGTATGATGGAGGAAGTAGACGATGCAGTCCCTCGGTGTCTGTGTGATGACAAACTGGATCAGGTTACGGAAGTTCAGGGCGATGTCGGTAAACTTGTTATAGCCCGTCTCCTTGGCCCGGTCGAAGAACTCGAAAGCCAGCAGATACTGACTGTCGTCGATGGCATAGGTTTTCAAATTCGGAGCAGAAAGAGACTTAATGATGGTGGGATAGGTCGCGCCGTTGATGGTAGGAAGCGCCTTGCGGAAGGGCAGCGGCTTGGAGGCCACGTTGAACACGCCGATCTCGGCGGGGTCGAAGTTGCGCAGGGCGGTGGACTTGCCGGAGCCGGATTCGCCCAAAACCAAAACTGGGATTCCCATTTATGTACCTTCTTCCTTGTCAAATATTACGGGGCATTCGGTGCCTCGGCTATCAAATGGATAGGGCAGGAACTCGCCGGTGAGGGCGCATTGGTGGCGCTTGAGGCCATCCCGGTATTGGATATAGGAGCACCACTGGCAAACCGTTAGCCCATTGGGGAAGTGGACGGCCACTGTGGCCGTGCCGGTGGTGTAGTAACGCACGCAGGTCTCGCGGCTCATACATACCGCTCCACTTCCAGCCCCATCTCCAGCGCCACCTGCTCCGGGCAGTCGCGCAGGGCCTTGTTGACCGCGGCTCGGAAGCAGTCTGGGCAGAGCCACCGCCCCTCCCACTGAAACCGTGCCTCGCCGTGGTAGACCTCCTGGCGGCACTTCTCACACTCGGAGACGGGGTTGTCCTGCTGCCTGTCCGGGCATGGGTTCAAATTCAACATTGACAAATCAGCTCCTTTCCCTGATAATAAGGGCAGATGTTCTTTCTCTTGCCGCCCTCCGGTCTCGCACACCGGGGAGCGGCGCTTTTTAATATAGCTCGACTGCAAAGCCATCTTTGATGAGCTTTGGGCGCTTGCCATTTACCTGCTCCGGCCTTATCCCGAGTTTGCTGACGACGCCGGCCATCGGGATCGAAAACCCGCCGGAATATCTCGACACAGCAAAGCCTTTTTTGCTGTCGGTGAAATGGAATAGCAGATACTTTCCGGCCTTGCCGATCAGGACTCGAGGCAATATGTTGGGGATACACTTTGCGGCGGCGGAACTCACATATAGGGCGGTGTTCGGGCTTGCCAGCTTCACGTATTGCTCTGTGCCCGTCTTCTGGATTATCTCTTCGTCAGTGCCAATTTCGATAAAATCTAGGGTTTCATTCATTTTCGTTCCATCCAGGTATTTCGATGACCGCCCACACATCGTCGATGCTCTCCGCGCCCTCCAGGCCGGTGATCTGGATGGTGAGCGGGCCGGTGGGCGTAGGGGCTTGGGTGGTGGTTGCCGCCGGGGTCTCAATGGACGGTTGTTCCTGGGCGCTGATGCCCTCCACCAGCAGCACCAGAGCCAGCAGCAGGCCAAGAGACAAGACGCTGGTAATCAGATAGCGCACAGCCACACCTCCAGCCAGTTAGGCAAGCCACAGCAGAGGATAATGCAGGCGGTAAACACTACCGCGCTCACAGCTTCCCGGCGGGCACGGCGGCGCTCGTTTCGGGTACGGTTTTTCATATAGATACCGCCTCCCTGACTGTCTTCCGTTCAAATTCCTCTAGGTCTGAGGGACGATATACATAAGGCCCATACCGATTTCCGCCTAAGTTTAGAGCGGTCAAACGCCCCTCCCGCACCCACCGTTGAACTGTTGTGATCTTTACTCCGTAGCGATTTGCGACCTCTTCGGTCGTAAATCGCGGTTCCAAATTCTCCATAACGTCCTCCTTTCTGCCTCAGTCGGTGTTACGACACTGGCCGGGGCGCTTTTTGTTGTCCTCCCCTCCTTGCCGTGGTATACTGGGCGCGGAAGGGGGTGAAATTATGTCTTGCAAAGGTTTTCGCTATGAGTACAAGTTAACCTCGCACGATATTCTTGAATATGAAGCCGTAAACTTTGCCTACACGCAGGCCGGATGGAAAGACCTCGGTGCACCTCCTGGAGAAGGTTTCCCGGAGTCTATCATCTTTGAATGGGAAAAGGATGGGCCTCCGTTATACCCCGCAGTCAACTGGCCCCCGCTTTAACCCCTGCGATGTAGATATTGTGGTCGCTATCCTCGATGATTGCCGTCATCGCTGGATTGGCGGCCACAATGTCTTTAAAGTCGTTTTCATCAGAAAATACTACAATCTGATTGAACCCCGCCGGGGAAAAACCCATAGATGTTCCCACTGTCCTCACCCCTTTCTATCAGTCCGGTTTATCGGACTTCGCTTGTGGTACGCTGGGATTGCTCTTTGCTTTCCCATTTTCGGAATTTTTCTTCCTATATATTGTGCCATACTATTTTTTGAGCGCAATATATTGACTTTTGTAGCTCAATCAGTTAAAATTGTCGTAAAAGGACAACTGGCTCTTGCCCTTACTTTTATGGAAAGCAGGTATGGCGATGGATAACATGACATTGAAGAAAACCGTGATCCGCACATTTGCTGATGTATCCAGTCCAATAGGGAGTAATTTGCTCTTAGCAACTCCTTTCGGCCTTATCAGTGGAAGACTCTCCACCACTAGCGTTCCTACGCCAGAGGAGTTAGACCAGATAAGTGGGAAAGCAACAGTGGAAGAGGCCGCTTCTGTTACCGCCGCCCTGTTAGCAACAGCGAAAAGCAATTACGGTGACGCTCCCGTAAATGGGAATGACGGGTATCTAGCATTGGTTGATGTCGTCATTAAAAGCTCGTCCGGCACCACATTCAACATTGGGAGTATGGTCGTTTTTTATGACCAAATTATTGGTATAAGTTTGGGGAAGTTCGACGCATAATCCAAACTTCCCAGAAAGCGAATCGGCAATCGTTGATGCTTCCTGTAAAAGCTCAACAAGTCGGTTCGCTTTTTTGATGGCTTCATCAACCTCTGTCATGTCGACTTTGGCCGTCAACTTTACCTCTGGCACAGGAACCACCTCCTTTCACTCTTCTATGTAACTTTGATCTGGACGAAAGAACAGGTATTTGACATCCAAATCAGGGAACAGAGAGTGCTGGATATTGAACGCTTCAACTAGGCTAAGCGGAGACTTGGCAGAAAGTTTCCTAGATAGCGTATCTCTATTAAATCCGCATGTCGCCGCAATATCCCCGATTCCAAGATTTTTCCGCCCCATCTCCGCTCTAAGGTTTGGAAAAGCAATATTGTCTTTCTTTGCCACGAAAACACCTCCTTCCCGGCCCCGCCCCATCAGGTGCGGGCTTTATTGTCCGGTTTATTGGACATCGTTCCCTTCATAATTGGAGTGCATCGGTAAATCCAGAATTTCGCGGATGGCCTGGACTACCTTTGGAGCATTCCGCTTCCCCTTGAAAACTGCCACACTCCCCCTTGTACGTCACCCCACCATACGTTAGAATGTTAATCATGGAGGGGTTCGCTATGCTATCAGATAAGAACTACAATGAACTTCTGAAATTCCGGAACACGCTTGTCCCATACGACCGTAAACTCAACGAACGTGAGCAGATACTTCTTGATGGCGGGTATATCCGTATCGTGTACCGCCAGAAAACGGAGCACGGAGAGGGATACACCGTCACAAAAGATTTGCCGTTTTTGACAACTACAGCAGCGGGCGAGGATGCTTTAGAGGAATTTGAGAAAGCCAGCCAGGATATGTCCAAGCAGCAGTCCAAAGAGAAGAAAGATAAGTCTTTCCAACTTGGCAATACGGTCCTCGGGGCTTTTATCGGGTTTGCCCTCTCTTTGCTTGTGCAGAATTTCGATCACATCCTTGCGTTCGTTTCGGGGCTATTTTCGTAGCCGAAGAAACGGACAAATCATGTTTCAGGATTTTCTGTCAGTCCTGTTTATTGAACTTGTACTGTGCTAACTTGTTCGTCAGATAACAGATAGTCAATATTGTACTCAGGCAGAAACAGGTAGTGCGGCTAACATTAGGCTTGTAATTTCTCCTTTCCCTTGCTTGTGTGCGCGAGGAACATGCAGCAAGAACGCTTAAAGCGTATTTTTGGGCGAAAAAATAAGCCCATCGTAGGGTACTCCGTAAATCTCCTCAATGCGGCGAATCTGCAATGCATTGGGAAAACTTTTTGCCCTCTCCCAGTTCCCAATAGTATCAACGGTTACGCCGATTTTGTCCGCCGCCTCTTGCTGGGTCAATCGGGCATTGGTGCGAGCGGCTTTTAGCGTGATTCTCAATTTAATCACCCCCCATCTCTCTGGTGACTTTATCATAGCACGCTTAAAGCGTAATGTCAACGCTTTTATCGTAATTTTTTAAAAATTTTCTTGATTTTTTTACGGCAATAGCGTACAATACAATTGCCGTAAAAAAGGAGGTGCGTGCTTTGAGCAGTATTGGGAATAAGATTGTGTTTTCCCGCAACCTTAGGGCTTTAATGGAAGCAAGAGGGAAAGACAGAAAACAGGTATGTAAAGACCTCGGTTTTAAATACACAACATTTACTGACTGGTATAATGGGAACAAGTATCCAAGAATAGACAAAATAGAAATGCTGGCAGATTATTTCGGCGTTTTGAAGTCTGATTTAATCGAAGATAAAACCGAACTCCCCTCTAACGCTATCCTATACAACTCCTCCCACAAGGCCCCCATTATTGGCTCCATCCCAGCCGGATATCCGGTGCTTGCCTTCGAGGATATTGAAGGATACGCAGATATACCGTACTCCGACGAAGAGAATTATTTCTTTCTCCGTGTTAATGGGGAGAGCATGAAAAATGCCGGTATCCATACTGGGGATTTAGTCCTTATTAGGCGACAAAAATGTGCAGATGATGGGCAGGTTGTCGCCGCTCGAGTCAACGGAGACGAGGCCACCCTGAAACGATATAAAAGACAGGGAAACAGTGTACTCCTTCTTCCGGAAAACCCGGATTTTGAGCCGCGCATCGTCCCAGTCAGCGATTTTGAAAACGGAGATGCAGAAATTATTGGTATTGCATTGGAAGTAAGGCATACTCTGTAATTTTTATAAGCTCCAAATTGGAAGGGGTACAGCGATGAACATTTCTTCGGATGATTTTATTAAAAAAGCAATTCCTTTCTTGGAAGCAGCTATTTCGGCCTGCGAAGAGGCGGGGAAAGATTATACATTCACCTGCCCGAACTGCGGTGGAGAGGCGCATGTCTATATGGTAAAATCGAATGGACACCACCACGGATATTGCAGCGGTTGCGAAATAAGTTTTGCGGAGTAACCTACCGCTGCTGACGGCCACACAGATCTGTGGGATTTGGCTGAATATTTTGGTGTGACTGAGGACTTCATGCGCAAAGCTGTTTGTTGGTACACGCACGGGAATCTAGCAGCAGAATTGTATTTTTAGTAACCTGCCGCGCTGGGGAACGGTAAAACAAAAGCCCGCAGAGCTACGTCCACGGGCCTTTGGTGTTTTCTATATCGTGTAGAATTTCTCCATGCACTTTTATGACTGTGTATTTTTCTGTTCCTTTGATTGGGTTTCCTTGCGGGTCAATGCAAGACTGTTTAAAAATGAGAAACCACCCCAAACACGAATGTAAGGGATGGCTTCTCGCCCAGCATTCACTGGGCTTCTCAACGACAGTATTATACACCTTGCAAAGTGCCACTGTCAATTACATTCTACTCAGCATATTGTAATTTATTCGTTTTTGGGTTTGACACAATTCCTGCAAATGTAATAAATCTTTAATGCCTAATTCTGATCTCACTTTATCAAATGCTCCTCGTCTGATTGTCCCTTGCAGTTTTAGCAATAACTTTTCAACTTCACTTATAAACGGTACATATTCATCGTGAGGGCAATAATACTTAAGATATACTAGCAAATCAACAATCCGTTTGTCTCTACCCGTTGAGTAGCTTGGTGCCAGTTCATCCATATAGGCCGTCTTGATTCGGCCTTTTGGGTGTGACATCGTGTATATCCTTTCGTTATGTGCGCAAGAGTTCCGAACAATTCGTAGCCAATGAAGACTACCGATTAGCAGATCGAAATCACATTTTCCACTTGCATCAAAAATGCCATACACTTTACATATAGCTTTCTTGACGCTATCTTTAGAGCAACTAAGTAAATTTATGAAATTAGAAAATGTTATTACTTTTACCATGATCCATGTCGGGATGAATTTGTGGTGTTCCAAGTAGTATCTTACGTACTCTTGTGTACTCCGCTCGACATCATGATATGCGCTAGAGATTACTTTCATAATTGGCGCTCCACCATATTTGGGATCATAAGCTTCTATCTGATACCACGTGGTTTTCCCGTTGTCGTTTACTTCGTCGAATTTGTAAGCCATTAGCGTTCGAACTTCCTCTTCAACTTGTGTTATTTTTTTCAGCAGAAGAGAACGCAGCTCATCATCAAAGCATTTAAGCGCGTAGATTTCTTTGATATCTGTTCCTTTGTAGTAAATATGATTGCCATAACAGTCAATTCCAGCCACAAACGGGGTTTTGTATCCGTTGATTAGGTTGAAATAACCTAATCGGCACAATATCTCTTTATCGGCTGATCCGGAACACGATATTTTCTTATCGTCACGGAGACGTCGCATTTGCTGGTTGTGTGTAAGGAAGTCTTTCCCAGTCATTTGTTGTCACTCCGAATCAAATATAGTGCTTTTGAGAAAATAATATCACTTAATCTAAAGCAATGCAATAAAAAACCGCCCCCGGTGCTACCAACACCGGAGGCGAATACGGTACAGAGTGCTACCAACATCCTGTACCAAGCAAAATACCCCAGCCGCAAAACCAAGGCACCTTTGCGCCCTTTTATTGTACCTGAGCAGGCGCAAAATTGCAATAGAAGGAGGATACCCCATGAAAGAAAAAAATCCGAACGGAGAGGGCTCTCTGCGCCAAAGAAAAGACGGTCGTTGGGAGTTTCGCGTCAAAGTTGAAGGCCGCACCACCCCCCTCTCCTTTTACTCCAAAGATAAAGATGGCCGTGGTGCCAAAAAGAAATACAGGGACTGGCTGAGAGAGAGTGGCGGCGAAGCGGTCGAGAGCGTCAAGACTGTAGAAAAATGGACCCGCACTTGGCTTGAAGTCAGTAAAAAGGGGCGTGTCGCCCCCAAAACATACGAAAACTATGAGTATTATATCGAAAAATTTATTTTACCAGAGATCGGGCGTATGAAACTGGATTCCGTGCGGCCTGTACACATCGAACAGATCTTTGCAAAGGCTGCAAGTTTATCCCACTCAGCTCGAAATGAGATCAAGGTCTGCCTCAACGGTATCTTCAAGTCCGCACGAAAAAACCGTCTGTGTAAGGCCAATCCAGCAGAAGATATATCCCTCACCCGGGACCCAGCGAACCCCCCAAAGGTACATACCCTAGAGGAAGTACGTGCCATCCTCACTTACGCTCCCTCTCACAAATGGGGGGCTTATGTGGAATTGGCCCTGTATACCGGACTGCGCACCGAGGAGCTGTGCGGCCTCATGTGGTCCGATGTTGATCTCCAAGCTGGCACCCTCACCATTCGCCGGGTAGTAGCCGAGGTCGAGAACGACGACCCAGACGCTCTCATGCAGCCAGATAAGACAGGCCAAGTGAAGCGTCGCCGAAAGTACGCCTTGGTCGATACTACCAAGAGCCGGAGAGAACGCGTGGTGGCCCTAAATGACGCAGGTACCGATGTGGTTAAGTCAATCCCCAAAAACGGCCTTTATGTCCTCCCAGGGCCTGACGGCGGATTCTTGCGGCCACCTGTATTCGCCCATCGTTATGCCGCCGTCCTTCGGGATCTTAACGCCACTCTACCAAAGGATCAGCAGGTGCAACAGCTTTCTCCGCACAAAGCCCGACACACTTACGCCACAGCCTTGTTGGAGGGTGGAGCTAGTATTCGCTCAGTGCAGGACCAGTTGGGTCACGCCAAATTATCCACTACCCAAATCTACACTCATGTGGACTTGGAGGCCCGAAAGAATAATGTAGTCAAGTTGGCATACTAAGTGCCAGCTTCCTCCATTGCTTTGTCTATCGCCTCGTTTATAAATCTATTTGTACTTTTCCCTTGAGACTTTGCATATTCTGCAATTATCCGTCGCTTTCCCTTCGGTACAATGAGGTCAATTCTGTCATACGCCTTTTTGTTATAGCGAGAGGTCGCTTCCTTCTGTGCCTCTGAGTATGCCAATGACCTCACCCCTTTTCATGGTATGGTCATTATACTTATACTACCGGAAGTATTGTATAATTCCATAAGTATATTTTTGTTATAAGTAACCGTTTTTATACTTATGGAAGTATGATATAATAAGAAAACCGGGTAGGAGTTGGTGCCTCCTACCCGGCAAGGACTTACTCTAGCATATCCAGAACGGCATCTTTTAGGTGCAGCGGTGAGAGGCTATACCTGTTGAATGCCATGACCATGCGAAAGACCAGTTCCGCATCGGTCGATACGTCCTGGAGGATCTGCACGGGGCCTTGATGGAGCAGGCCATAAGCTACGATATCGTAGCTATAGTACGTGCCGACCTCTGGGGCGTATTTTTTTCTTCTAAAGATAAAGTAAGAAATAGGCAAGATGTTTCATCCTTTCTCTCTTTCTATTAGGATGCATCAAGCCTTTGGAGGCCCCCGACACCGTACCGGAGGGCCTCTTTTTTCTACCCAAATTCTGACCCAAATATTTAAGTTTTTAATTGATTTATTTGGGTCAGTTTGGATAATTAGAAAAAATAGGAAATTGGCTGTATAGCCATTCCAGGCGCTCTGCCAGCGCATAGAAAAATCCCCCGCATCTATTGGGATGCAAGGGATTTAGAAAAATAAAACGCCCCACCTACTGGCAGGACGTTTTATTGGTGGAGGAGGGTGGATTCGAACCACCGAAGCGAATCGCAACAGATTTACAGTCTGCCAAATATTTTCCGTTTCCATTGCGCCGCAATAGCTCCGCAACCTATCGCCCAGTTTTACCCATGCATTACCCAAATATTTTTTAGATTCTTTTATTTTATCCTAGGATATCATGGAGTATTATGGATGTCAATAACGGGAGAGACACCTAATCCTGGAACCTCCCAGGACAGTATTAAAACCAAAGAACTTGATTTTCTGTCTTTTATGTGGTAGAATTAATTCACACAAATAAGAGGTTTTGGTGGCTACACCCGAAGCTAACCGCCCTGCGCACTGTTCGCGCAACCGTTATCGTCGATCATTAACCGGCGTTAAGAGGTTGTGGGAAGGGTGCGTTTTTTGCGTCTGTATGGCCCGTCGGTAAAGGCCGCTGCCCAGTTCGAGGCTGGGGCGGGCCACTCCTTTCTCCCCCATCCTTTTTGCCGCTCCTCGCTTGTATTCCCCCTCCAGGTGAGGGGCGGCACCCGTGCCCCGGTAGCTCAATGGTGAGAGCGACACCGTGATCTGGTGTAGTAGATGTCGGTTCGATTCCGGCCCTGGGCTTGGTGACCCGCACTTTTCGCGGTAACCAATTATAGAAACTTGCTCCAAAGTACACGGAGCTGACACCCCGGAATAGACGGGGGCATGCGGAACCTGGGGCGGGGCGGAATCCGTCGCTTAACCGAGAGGGGTAGAGGTCGCAAGTTCAAATCTTGCAGGTTCCTATGACTGTGGAAAGACACTATACTGGCGAATCGGGGTCGCGTATCTTGCCAGTGAAATCACCAGCGGCCTGCCAGTAGCCATAGCTGGCCGACTCCGGGTATAATGGCAGCCTTTGAGAGTCAAAAACGCGCTATCCCGCTGAAAACTGCCCTGCGAGTGGCTAATCATGATGTCGCCGCCGAGACCAGGGTGTGTCAATCTAAGCGAGACGGCGCAAATATGCCATCTTAGCTCAACTGGTAGAGCAACCGTCTTGTAATCGGTAGGTTGGAGGTTCGATTCCTCCCGGTGGCTCCAGAGATGCCCGGTGTATGCCGGACAAAGCATCATCTTGTGGTGGTGCTTTATATGCCGAGTGCAGCAGCAGAAGCGAAAGCGGCGGCCATGGACAACGCCGTGGACGTGTGGCGGCTCAATGCCGCCTCTCGGCTCCAAACGCAGATGGAAAGCAAAAGAGGCACTGCGCGATTAAATTAAATGCCAATGGGCGGCTGGACAACCTACTGTCCGCCATATGCCGCTCCTCGCCGCATGAGGCGGGCGGTGGCACCAGATGTATGGCACCACAGGTTAAAAGCAGACGGGCCTTCCTTGTGCGCTGTGCGAAAGCGGCAAGGTGAAAAAATTATTTTTGGCTGACCCCGGCCCTATAAAGATGAACGGTTCCGACTGACGACACCAGCGGAGGGGTTGAGATGTACCGTGATTGCTATACGATGAAACTGGCCTACCCATGTGAGGCTGACGGATGTAGGTGTGGTTCCGGCTGTCTTAGGACAAGGCCGGATTGTAACAGGACGGCTGACGAAGATTCGTATAGTAATTGTGATGTGATACCGCATAGCGGATTACATACCATTGAGCGGTGCTGGAATAGGTAGACAGTACACAAGGCAACGAGGACGGACAAAACGTGCTGCCACCTTGCTGACGAGTAAGGCCGTCTCCCCGATCGTAGCTGCGCCATGTGAGGTGCAAATCCTCACCCGCTCAAATTTGCCGCCCCGCAGTTGCAGGAGACGAGGGCGGGAAAGAAAAAAGGAGGAGCAAGAATGCTGTATTCTGAACTAATTGCTGAGATCGCAGACCGCACCAATCTGAAGAAGGCCAATGCCAAGGCCGCTGTGGACACGATGGTGGAAATCATCACCGAGTGCGCCAAGAAGGGCGAGGATGTGGCTGTCAACAAACTGGGCACCTTCCGCTCCAAGATGGTGCCGGAGCGTGAGGGCCACAACCCGGCTACCGGGGAGAAGGTCACCGTTGCGGCCCACAAGGCGCTTCGGCTGCAGGTGTCCACTGCCCTGAAAAAGGCAATTAACTAATGCGCAAGCTGGTTTTGGCGTGCGTCACCACCGCACTGGTTTTCCTGACCGGGTGCATGACTTCCGAGGATCGCCCTGTGCGTGTGACCGTACAGGGCAACTTCGGGGGGAGTTCGATCACTATATATACTCAGAAGCAAGCGGACTACACCATCGAAGAAACCGACACCGAATACACCGTAACGGTGACGATGCCGAAGCCAATAAACTAGGCGGGATTCCCGCCTTATCCGGGTGTAGCGCAGTTGGTAGCGCACATGCTTTGGGAGCATGGGGCCGTGGGTTCGAGTCCCACCACTCGGGCCAGCACCAGTAGCGCAATCGGTAGCGCACCGCTTTCGTAGTGCGGAGGTTGGAGGTTCGACACCTCTCTGGTGCTCCATGCTGGTGTAGCTCAGTTGGTAGAGCAGTTGATTTGTATTCAACCGGTCGGGGGTTCAAGTCCGTCCACCAGCTCCAAACAGGGGTGTAGCCAAGCGGCAAGGCACGAGGCTTTGACCCTCGTATCGTCGGTTCGAATCCGGCCACCCCTGCCAAAATAGGAGGGAATATGGCAGAATACAAACTTTCACAACAATCCATTGAAGTGATAGAGCGCGCCCTTTCCAAAGGAAATGAAGTGAAGCTCTCCGCATGGAATAATAAAATAAAAGTGATGTCCATACGCACAAAGTTGGAACACATTCAGGCACCCGACAAAAGTTGTTGCAATTTGAGTGGAAAAGCGGTAAAATAAGAAATAATAAGATACCTGTGCCGAATTGATGGCATAGAGGGGCCATTTGGGGCCGCTGTTGACTGTATAATGCAGTTGACAGTGGCCTCTTTTTGTTTTCTTGCGAGGAGGGAACAGGGTGTCGGAAATGCACAACAATGGGCAGGAGCAGGAAATAGCAACTATATACTGCGTCAACTGTGGGTGTGGCCTCAATGAGGAGGAAGGCGTCCTAGCCTCCCCAGATTGGTACGAAGATACGCGGTTCGTCCATTATTGCCGTGACTGCCAGCAGAAGCAGTTCGAGGATTTTGCGGAGGACACCTCTCCCGCCTTTGCATACTTCCTATGCTGCGCGGCCTACAATCTCCCATTCATTCCAGAATGTATGCCAAACGGAGCATATGACGTCGACGAGATCACTTGGATCATGTATCTAGAAAACTTGGAAACCAGCGAATACAGATACAAGGACGACGGCGAACCGGCGGCGTTTGTGGATGGTATGACGGACATCTCTGTGCTCTTTGGCGGAAAAATCGACGCCAGGACAAAGTTCGCAGCAGGAGCGACCATGGAGGGAACCTCTGCCAAGCTGCCTGGTACAAAGGCCCAGCGCCGCAAGTGGGGCATATTGAGCGACTACACAACCGAGGACTATAAGGAGCTCGACCGGCTCTACTCCATCAAAGCCGGGGGTCTGATGGAGAACGGCATTGACGAAGAAATGGAGCACAATCTTCGAGAGATATGTAAACTTGAGCTTGACTACTCCAAAGCGATGGCAAGGAAAGAATACGATGACGCCCGCAAACTGAACGACATCCGCTCCAAATTTATGGCAGACAACCTCATGCGGAAGCGCGACGAGGCCCCGGTGGCTCCCATTAAGTTGGATACACTGGGCGATGCCTTGGAACGGGCCGGGTACATGAAAAACGGAGACCTGCTAGGGTATGATGAACTTCTGGGAAAACTTCGCGGAGATCAAGCCAAGTATCCCATGTCTCACGACTATCTGGACTACATCCTGCGAGAAATCGTCAACTGTACACGTCGGAACATGGGCATAGCCGAATCGGACGAGCTTCCCTTGGAACTTCAGATTGAACCGCAATACGGAGAGTTCGACAGTGATATGAGCAAGGCAGAGTTGGACACATTGAAATGTCTGGGACTCCCGCCCATGAAATTGGAAAAGAAAAAGCTAAAAGGAAAGAAAAAGTAGAACCGAGGAGTTGAGTAAAATGCCAGCCGGTAAATGGTGGAACCCCACACTTCATAGATGGATAAAGCGCGGGGAACCAAAACCGGTGGACTACTCCAAGAAGAACTCTGAAAGCTGGTGCCTGCTCCTCTCCTACTTCCGTTGGTATCCTGATCGGCTGCTTGCCATCTGCCAATCCCCAGAGGCCGATTTCCAGCAACAATTTATTCAAGCACTTATCTGGCGTGCAGATGCCCGGTATAAAGAAACCTTTATCACTGGTTCCCGTGGCCTTTCCAAGACCTACACAAAACTATCCGGAGCAGCAACCGAAATGCTGTGCTGGCCCCATGAGCGTATTCGCTACTTTGGCCCAACCATGGATCAGGCTGCGGATCTGGCCCGTTCAGCATTTGAGCAGGTGCAGAAGAACTATCCTGCCTTAACCAGCCAAATCATTATCAAGACATCTGCAAAGGGTGATTTTACCCTTATCACCGATACCAATTCCGAGTTCCGCATAACATCCAAGCGCGGCGATAACTGCCACCAAGTCATCTGTGAGGAGTGCGGGCAGGAAGACGAGTACCCCTTCGACCATGATCGCTATCAGACGGTTGTTGACCCAACAAACCGTTTGCGTCATCTAGTGAACGGTTATCCTGACCCAAATCATATCAACTTCAAGAAGCACTATATCACTTCTGCTTCTTCCCAGCAAAACGATGCCTTCAAGTATCGGTGCGACATTCTGGCCGACATGGTGGCTGGGAAGAGCGCGTTTGCCATAGACGTGCCCTGGACAGTCTCCGTCCTGTCAGGTATCCGAGACATTGAATACTTTCGGGGCCTAAAAAAGAATATGACTCCTGAGAAGTGGCTACGAGAGTGCGAGAGTGTCTACACCGGAGACACAAAAGACCCGGTCATTTCAGATGTGGCGCTCACTAAGTCCCAGGTGTTGAAGGTCATGGAGGAGCGCCATTGCGGGAATCCGAACTGCATTTATATCATCGGCTACGACGTATCCCATGAGGAAGGTGCGAACCACGCAAAATGCGCCATAGCAGTAACGAAATTGACCGCTCAGAAGGAGGACTCCAAGAAGGATGTGTTCCTGAAGCAGGTGGTATATCTTAACGATATGCTGCCAAGGGAGGCCAGCCTACAAGCACAATACCTCAAACAGATGTGGACGCGATTTTCCATGTCGGGGTCCAATTTCCTGACCTACATCGCCATCGACGATAAGCAGTACGGAAAGTCTGTTACGGAGCAGTTGATGAAGGATATGGGCGACGGGGTGACGCTGTGCTGCATGAACCATGACTACCCAGAGTTGGAGCTACCCGGTGCGCTTCCGGTTATTTACCCGGTCAAAGCCAGTAACGGCGCCAGGGAAACAGGGAACAGCGATCCGGACGGTGAGATGATAAAATACGCCAAGATGCAGTTTGAAAACGGCAACGTCCAGATGATCGTTCCAGACCACTACGCCGGTTTGGAGGCATATAAAAAAGCTCACAAAATCACGGACAGCTCCAGTGACGTAGAAATCGTTCTTCCATATATCAAGGCCCATGAGATGGTCCGTCAAATCAAGAATCTGCAAATCAAATACCGGGGCTCAAATTGGTCGGAGGACCGGGTATCCAAGTTCATCCAGCGTGATATGTGGTCTGCGACAAAATACACACTGCGGGTGGCACAGCTTCTGGAACGAAAGAACCTCATCCAGTCCGCCCGCCGGAAAACAAATTGGGAACCGCTGATAGCCGCCGCCCGCCGTGCCTCAGCCACAGCATCGGGGGTAGCGTCGTATAGGCCGCGTGTGCTTGGAAGAAGGGGAAGAGTATGTTGAACCGATACCGAATCTATCAAATGACTCCAACAGCAGAGCACATCGATTACGCTGCGGAAAAGTACCGCTTCCACCGGGCCACCCCCCATCATCTTCTTGTCTATACTAACAAACGGAAACCGGGAGGGAGTACGCTCATCAGGAACGCAAGATCGCTTCCCGCACCTGACCGGGAGTGGGTAGCCGCCTGCAATATCATCATCGCAGGCGAAGCCCTGCACAATGACCCGGATGCCCAGGCAGGTATTCTGAACTTTCTGGCTGACCTAGAAAAAGAGCTGGAGAAAGAGCAAGTACGGCTGAAGGAGGCTTAGCGAAAAGTGCAGACAATCTATCAAAACCTCCTGCGGCAAATCAATGTGCTTTCTGCGAAGTTCTCCAATATGCCGATGGATGCCCTGTTCCGGGCCTATGACCGGGCAATGGATAACAACCCATGGATTCAGAATAAGCGGGTCAAGCAAATTAACACCCTTCCCGTCGAGTATAGCAAGGACGCCATTGGTGAGGCTATCAAGAATCCAGGCGGAAACGAAGCCCTGCTGAGAGGAACCCATCACGCATTGGAGGCTACAGCTTATCCGATGCTAAAAATCAGGAAGCTCTACACCGACCTGATGACATACAACTATTATACGGCCCCGGCATTCACCGACGAAGATGATGCCAAAACGCCTGAGTTCTGGCGTGAAGCTGCCCTGTTGGAGAAGTTCAACGACAAACTGGACCCAAAAGCCAACGCCCACAAAGCTACCGGGCAAGCAATCCAAGAGGGCAAAGTGTTTTACTACATCCGATACGATGTAGATAAGTCCCACAACAAAGTCAACTACGCTTTCATGCAGAAACTCCCGCCAGACTGGCTAAAAATCATCGGCTACAACAACATTTCCGGCTATACCGTCTCCTTCGATATGTTCTATTTCCTCCAACCGGGTACTGACTGGAGGCAGTTTGGAGATCTGTTTATCCCCTATCTGGAGAGCTTCGACGCTGTGATTGAGCCGCCCGGAAACGCTGTGTTTGCCTCAAAGGGCTGGCGGGTCAATTTAGACAAACTAGCTCAAATGAAGGATCTGGTCGGGAACCCGGAGGCATACGTCCAGAACGGGCGGTGGGCCTATTGGGTGACTCTTCCAATCGACAAAGTCTGGGGCTTCGAGATAGATGATACAAACCCAAACTTGGCTTCCACTATGACAGGGCTTTATCTCTCCATGTCTGCTATCGCTCAGTATGAGCAGGTCCAATTGGAGTTGGTGCAAAACCCGCTGATTGCTGTGATGACCGGAGAAATACCCTACCGGAATGACAGCGCCGCCCCGCAGGACGACGGGATAAAGCTATCTGAGGGTGGGCGCATCCTGTACGAAACCCTCTGGTACAATATGCTATCCCAGAACAACACCTCCGGCATCGGTTTCTTTATGGCTCCAGCGGAGAATCTAAAACTCCACCAACTAGCTGAGGCGCCGAGCGCCACGGAGATATCTACCAACGGCTACGGCTACGCCGTCGAGAAATCCGGTCTGGCAGGTCTCATCCCCATTAACGACAACCCGCGCGCTGGAACGGTAAACATTTCCATTCAGTTGGAGGCAAAATACTGTCAAAGGGTCTACCAACAGTTTGAACGGATGATGAACTACATCTACTCTACGCTGAACCTCCGGTACACCTGGAGATTCCACATGTTCGGAGACCTCTACAACGACGAGAAAGAAAGGGCCAACATGCAAAAGAGCATGTCTATGGGTGTTCTTCCAGACCTTTACCGTTACAACGCCATAATGGGCCGCTCGCTGCTGGATGACTTGAGCATGAGCGCCGCCGTAAAGGAGAGTGGAGTGCTGGACATGAGACTGCCGCTTGTAACCAGCTACACTGCCAAGAACGGAGGACAGCTCCCTCCCTCCCCTGCCGCAGATCAGGGCGGGAGGCCGGAAATGGATATCGCAGATGTCACAAGCGAAGGAACGGAGGATATGAAAGATGCGGACTAGAGCGGAGGAAATCCCAAAGGAAGTAATTCAAGCAGTTGGCCGCATACTGGAACGTGGGAATGTAGCTGTGGTTGAGGAGAACAACGGAATTTTTAAGGTTTATACCACCCACCAAAAAGTAGAGTATTCTAACAAATTGGAATGGTTATCCACTTTGAAAACAAAATTTGGTCGAAAGGAGGGTTGTTAATTTGATGAAAAAGCGCGAGTTTTTCAATTATGAAAACCCGAAGTTCTTCGCTCTGCGCGACCCCATGCGGGAAGTCATTCGTGCCTACTGGGCGGCAATGCAATATTACGCCTCCATCAAGGAGATCGTGTGGGGCCGGTATGGAATGGCCTATCTGAGTGATTCCCTCCACACTATGGAACACAAGCAGCCGGAGTACATCGACCAGTTTTCCGCTATCATGCGGCAACAGGGGCTTGAAATTGAATACCCATCTGTGCCTGAACTGGACGAACTTCTGGATAGCCTGGACGAAGTGTTCCGTGTCTGCATTGAGCTTAACGATAACGTGGACAAGGCCCTCCAGAGATTTATTAACGTGGCCGACCGAAAGGAAAATGAGGTGGGAGGTGTACCCAGCCAGAGTCAGGGGCACTTCCCTGGTCTGGCCCGGCAGGTGGAAAGCCTCCAGATTGAGAACAGCAAGGATCGGAAGAAACTGCTGGAAAGCTGGTCTATGTGGGATAACGGCTCGAGTATGTCCAGCTTCGACAAGTGGGTTAAAAGCATCTACGACCTACCGGACAACGGAGAGGAGGACGATGTTTAATGCCAATCAAGACCAAGTCCGCCGCCCCATTCGACGGCCTGGGTTCCCTCCGAGTGCTTCAACAGGACAACGACCTGAATTGGGACGTGCGGATCGAAATTATGCGCTCCGGCCTCAATGAGAATGGCTGGGACTACCGGAACATTGGCCGCTACGCCAATACCTTCCGGGGCACCCCCATCCTGTGCGCCTATCTTCCTGGCGGACGTATCGGAGACGGCCACAACATGACTGAGAGCAGGGGGATGGACGGACAAGTCCATTACTCCTTCACAGACGGAACCGCAGAGCGCATTGTCGGCATAATTTATGACACAGACGACGCCGTATGGACCGAGGAACGGGACGGTGAAGTGTGGGCCATCGCCAGGGGAAAGCTCTGGCGTTTCTATAATCCTGAGCTGGTGGACAAGATTGCACGACAGGGGCGCATGTCTGTATCCGCCGAGACCAACGTGACGAAGGCCCACCGGGAGACAGACCGGGAGGTCTACTCCCAATGGTACGGACTGGGTGTCACCATCCTGGGCGACGGCGTTGCACCGGCTGTCCCTGGGGCGAACATCAAGGCGCTGGAGGCTATGCAGAGCCAATTCAAGGAAATGCAACTCCGGGCCGCGTCCTACCATACGGACAAGCCGCAAGACAACAATAAAGGAGTGAAAACTTTGAGCGGAATGAGCAATGTCCCTCTGCTGAAAAAAGTACAGGAGAAGTTCAAAGACTACCGCATCCTGGACATGAGCGAAAATGGCGACCATATCCTGATGCTCAATGCCAGCGGCCTCCCCTGCACTTATGCCAGTAAGGCCGAGGACCACGATACCGTTATCCCGGAGCGAATCACCTATGCCAATCTCTCCGCCCCCTTCAAGTTCGAGGACGGTACTGTGGTATCCGTCGATGTGACCACCATGCTGGCAGCATCTGTGGAAGCCGCAAACAACCGGGCCGAATCCGCTGAGACCAAGTGTTCCAACCTTGAAAAGGAAAATGAGGCTCTGAACGCAAAGGTCAAGGCTATGAACGAGGCCGAGGACAAGCGACGTATTAAGGCCGCCAAGGAAGTCATTGAGAAAGCCATAAGTGAGGCCGATGCCTGCCACATGGAACTGAGCGAAGATACCCGTAAACAGCTCATGGACGCTGTGGAGGCCGGGTGCTACAACACCGTGCTTAACGAGGCAGGCGAGTGGGTCGGAGACCAGAAGGCCACCGCAGACGTGATGAGCAAAATCGGCGAACTTTCCATGCAGGCCGCCAGAGCCAAGGCAAACGCGCAGGAGAAGCGCTATGTCTGGGAGGGCGGCGGATCGGCAACCAATGCAGCCGGGGGCGACTCCAACGCCTTCCTGTCCCAGGCCATCAAGAACATTTCCGACTGAGAAAGGAGCAATACAGAATGGCTCGAATTGCCAATACCTTTTTTGAACTGAAAAACGGCAACCGCCAGTATGATGCAATGGCGAATCTGGCCGGTGTGTACCAGGACGCCGGCACTCCCGAGATCTGCCCCTCCGGTTTTCTAGTGACGAAACTCCAGCTTATGCCCGCCTCCGGCTATAACGGCATTTTGAATGGGAATACCTGGATTTTCAACAAAGCTGTCAGCGGCTCCAACACCACAAACGGAGAAATCCTGGAGCTGTTTGCCTATGATTCCTACGATGTGAACATGGTGGGTGACGGCGTAAACAATTGGCGCGTCGGAGCAAATACTGCTGGTCTTGAACTGCCTGCCGATGTAGTGGGTACTTTCTGCCGCATTGTACCTGGCTGGCAATATGTGTTCGGCTCTGGCAACTTCTCTACTGCCCCAACCGACCTCCAGACGACCAAGTACGCCACAGTCTCCAACGGTCTGCTGGTCGCTGGGGCCTCCGCACCAGATGCCAACACCGGGTACTGGTTCGAGATCGTGGGCGAGGTCTATCCAACCGTCGGAACACGCAACTGGGGTAAGGCGTACCGGGTCATCGCCCACTTCAACGGTATCGCAGGAACATCGGCCCCTGTAGCCCCTACTGCTGATGTGACCTTTGCTCTCACTACTCCATCCCCCGACGGTTCAAATACCATCAACGGGGGTGGGGCGACCAAGACCGTTACTGTGAACGTGAAGAACAGCACCGACAGCGTGGTTATCACGGCGACTAAGACCTCCGGGCAAACCCTCGCCAAGAGTGGCACGAACCAGAGCAACGTGACCCTAGGAAGCGACGGCAGCACCACCCAGACCATCACGGTGGACACCACCAATGTGGCTACTGCCGGCGGCAGCAAGAACTTCACCATCACTGTCAACGAGGGCAGCCACACCTCCATCAGCTACGCCGTGACCGTCACCGTGGCTGGTGCGGACTGAGAAAGGAGCTGAAGCATAAATGTCTCTGAAACTGAACAGCATTTCCCTTGACAATTTCAAAGTCAATACAGCGGATACCAAGATGGGCCGCATCTCCCGCAACGAACTGATCGCCACCGGCCGGCTGGTGACCATGGAGTACAACGGGCGTCTCTCCAACAAGGTTCGCAACAAAAGCGAGTACAAGACTCGCATGGACGATATTGCCTACACTAACCTGTCCTCCGGGCACAAAAAGAACCTGCTGATGTTCTGCGCCGCCCAGGCTTATGCTGTGCAGGGCAAGCCCGCCCCCGAGGACTTCGCCCAGGTCCAGAACGACCTTGGTCTGTTACGAGACCGGAACTTCCTCGCCACGCTGGCCGGTATTTCCAGGGAGATCATCACACCCTTGCTGCCCTACACAATCTCTAACATGGGCGGCCTCCTAATGGAGACTACCACTGTGCCCCTGGGCCAGACGAAGGAGATTACCGTTCACAGCAACGACATCTTCCTGTTCGAGGATTCCAGCTGGGGCGCTTCCCGCTCCACCACCATGAACTACCTCTACGATGACACCATCACTCTGAATCCCCGGCCCTACACCTGCCGGGCTGTCATCAAGTGGTACCAGATGGTGGGCAACGATGTGGACATCGGCTGGTACTATAACGCCATCATGGGCGGTATGTACTCCCGCATCATGGCGAACTACATCGGGGCCATTATGACCCTGGCTGACAACAGCCCCTACATCCCCGACTACCTGACCTTCGACACCTACAACTCCCAGAACTGGGCAGAGGCTATTGTGGCGACCTCCACTGCAAACGGTATCCCCCGGAACCAACTGATGGCCTTTGGCGATTACCGCGACCTCCAAAAGGTCCTCCCGCTGGGCACTCCCTCCGATGCCGCCCTAACCTACGGCCTGGGCGAGGAGTGGATGCGCAACGGTTTCCTGTCCGTGGTGGGCGGTGTGCCTCTGTTTGATGTGGACCCAGCCATGGTGCCCGGCACCGTGAATACCACCGGCGAGATGCTGGGCATGAAGGGCCTCATTCTCATCTCCGGGCGCATTGGCCGCGCCTACGCCCCCGTCTACACCGCCTTTGCCGAGGGTTCTCCTCTGGTCATTGAGATGGAGCCCCGCGAGAGCGGCGACAACTCCATTTACATCGACTGTACCGCCGTCATGGACACCAAAATCGTGATGGGCAGCAAGGTCGCCGCCATTCAGATGCCTTCCTGATTTCCTCCTTTTCTATAGGGGAGCGGCCCTTCGGGGCCCTCCCCACCCTTCAAATCTTGACAGAAAGGGGCGTTAAAAATGCCCAGAGGCGTAAAAAACATCAAAAACACCGTGGCGGAAACTATGGAAGCCAATCCTGTTGCCGATACCGTCGGGCAGTCACAGCCCACAGAGACAGAACTGCTACGCCAGCAGAACGAAGCCCTTGCCAAGCAGTTGGAGGCCATGCAGAAGCAAATCGAGGCCATGCAGAAGAATCCGGGCTCCACCGTGGTCATGGCGAAGCCGGAAGAAACTGTGGAGCTGACCTACATCGCCGCCGTCTCCCCTACCAATGTGCTGTCCTTGGGGGACTACGGCTATTTAAACGGTGTGGGAGGCTATGTAGAGGTCCCCCGCAAGGAGTTTGGCGGAAAGTTCATGACACCGGAAATCCGGGGGCTGCTGAACCAGCGGCGGCTTATTGTCCTGAACGGTCTGAACGAGGATGAGCGTCGGCGGTACAATGTTGACTACAAGGACGGCGAACTGCTGGATATGCAAATGTTCGACCGGCTGCTGGACGTGGGGCTGGAGCGGCTAAAGGAGCTGTTCTCCAAGCTGTGCGTCGAGCACAAGCGGATGGTCGCCACCCACTTCATCTCCTCCTATCAGAGGGGCGACAACCGCATTTCCCGTGAAAAAGTGGAGCCGTTGAACGACCTCTCCAAGTCCGAGGACCCCAAGGGGATGTTCCGGCCAATTCTGGAGAGCCTGAACAAGGTCTGATGCGCCCCGGCGGGGAGCGCATAAAATCCCCGCTTTATATGCTGGTGCTCCGGCGCATGAACTGGAGTGCAGAACACAGACAGGAGGCGGATCATATGGCCCCTTTGACAGGCATCCACGCCTATTTCATCAACAACAAGCCTATATACTCCGCCTTTCTCGCTGATGTGGAGGCCCAGGGCGGCAGTACAGACCCATTCTCCCCTGCCTCCGCTTTCCCGGACGGCTATTTTACCGCTATCCCTTGGGTGGGGGTGGTTGTCCAAAAGGACCCTGATTATGAGGGCGACACAGCCGCATATAAGTCCGTGTCCGTAACTTTGAATGGGCAGACATACCCCCTCCACCTGAACAGCGCCCAGAGTTTCGAGACGGGAGCGACAGGTTATTTCCACTCCGCACCAGCCCCGCAGAGGGAGGACTACTTCGGTGTGCCCCCGCTGACAGGCACCGAAGAAGTCACGGTAACGCTTCTTTATGATGACGTTCCCTATCAGAACACAGTTTTGGCCCCGGTAGAGCCGCTGGGAGCGACCACAAAATGGTCTGACATCATCCTGAACTATGGCAACCTATTCACAGACGATGTGAGAAACCAGGAGGCATACGACATCAATCCGGCGGCCTTTCTCAATACCGCCTCCTACTATCTTCAAGCGGCAATCCCCCGATTCAATCGGCCAACGGAAATCATCTCCTATCTATCCCAGCGTACCCCGTCCTTTTTCTCGGAGACACAGTGGGCTGTACCGGCTGAAATCCTGCCACCTGGAGAAATGCAGACACCTACTACAGAGCCTATCACCATCCAGGCCAATCCTGGATACGAACTGTGTTCTGTGGTTATCCGGGGCACAGATAAATTTGGAAATCCTGTGGACACTCCCTATTCCATGGAAACCTACGACCCTCAGACGGGGAAGGTGACTTTCCCTGCTGGGCTGATATCTGGCACAGAGTTCATCATCGACCTGTATCGGGACGGAGTGTTCCAAAAAACGCTCTCCCCGGATATGAAGCGCATCCTGGGCTTGTGCTTCCACATGGTATGGGAGTACCGCTTCACCGGGAACTGGCTAGCGCGGTCAGCTAAAGTGAGTGACAAATCCTTTGACCCACCTAACGAAGCCAACTGGACACGAGCGCAGGAGGAAAAGCGGCGGAGTGAGGAAGATACGCTTAATCAGGAACTCCGCCGGTATGAGCAAGCCTGTACCTACCGCGGCGTGGTAAATTTCAGCCCTTCCATCAATCTTTTCTGAACAAGGAGGTCATGGTCATGGCATTTCATCTGATTGGCACCGACCCGTTCACGTCCACCTTCGTACTAGACAGCGAGGAGGACGCCGCTGAGCTGCCCACCGACTGCGGTATCGGCTCTCAGGCGTTCTGCGCCGAGAGCGCGGACGGAAGCGGAATCGGGCGCGTGACCTACATTCTGAACGGCGATCTCCAGTGGGTCAAGTAATAGGGGGCGATTTAATTGTCTATCAAAGACGGAATTGTTGGCGCAATGGTCGTCGGCGGCGGTCCCGGCTCCGGCGGTGGCTCCGTGGTGGTCCCGAACATCAACGCCACCGTGGAGACGCTTCCAGCGGGGAGCGAGGCCACCGTTGAAAAGAGCGGTTCCAATACCAACGTGACCTTTAACTTCGGCATCCCGAAGGGCGACACGGGCGCGAAGGGAGACCAGGGCGCCCCTGGAGCGACCGGACCTGCCGGACCGCAGGGCATTCAAGGCGAGCAGGGCGTGGAAGGACCTGCTGGGCCTGCTGGCCCAACTGGTTCCACAGGACCACAGGGCGAGCCCGGTGTACAGGGACCGGAAGGCCCGCAAGGTATCCAGGGAGAACGGGGAGCCACGGGGCCAGAGGGGCCACAAGGACCACAGGGTCCTGCCGGTAGTGTCGGCCCGCAAGGCCCGCAAGGCATCCAGGGTCCCAAGGGAGACCAGGGAAATCCGTTCCTCATTCAGAAGATATATGATACCGTTTCCGCCATGAACGAGGGTTATGCCACCGATGGTCTGCCGCAGGGCTCTCTTGTGGGGATCTCCACCCAGACCGGCGGCGAACAGGGCGGATACATCTACGCCAAAGGGGCATCTGCCTATGAGTTCTTCTATGACCTGAGTACCACGGAAGGCATCCAGGGCCCCAAGGGCGACCCAGGAGAGCAAGGGCCGCAGGGTGAACAGGGCCCCGCTGGCCCCGCTGGCCCGACCGGCCCACAAGGCGCACAGGGAGAACCGGGCCCGACCGGCCCCGCAGGTCCACGGGGCGAACAGGGGCCATCCGGTACAGCTGGAGCTCAGGGCCCGGCTGGTCCGCAGGGTGCGGTTGGTGCACAGGGTCCAAAAGGAGAGGCAGGCGTTCAAGGCCCTGCTGGTGCTGATGGAAAAGCTGCAACAATCAAGATTGGTACCGTGACCACCGGAGATCCTGGAACAGCCGCACAGGTGACCAACAGCGGAACCTCCAGCGACGCTGTATTCGATTTTACCATACCAAGAGGGCGGGACGGAAGCAACGGGGGCTCCGCCGCCTCTACCGATGCCGTACCCTTTACCCTGACTTTCACAGGTTGGGCAGGCGAAAGCGCGCCTTATACACAAACAGCGACGGTTGCTGGTATTACAAAGGACAATTCGGCGGTAACAGGCCCTGCAACGCCAACGGATGCAACTAATGCCGCCAATTCCGGGGTAAAGTGGAGTGCACAAGGAGACAACTCGCTAACCTACACAGCCCAGAGTAAACCGGATATTGATCTAAACTATAATGCCCTAATCTTTCCTACAATGGCATGGGAGGCGTAAAAGTGGCTGTATTCGATGTAACTCCCAATATCGGCGGAAACAAACTTGTGCCTGGAAACGGAGCCTCCATCACCAATGAGGCTGTATCCATCAGGGCCATAAATAGCTGTGACAATGCTACGAGCATCAGTAAAAATGGGATTTACACATACATACCGTTTGAGGGTAAAACGTTCCCATTGATCGAAGTAACCGTGCGAGCGGAAAATTTATTCGGAATATCTGTCACAGCCACACAGGGAGAAACTGTAGTTTCTGGTACGACAAATGCTGACGGGATTGCAACCCTAGAAGTAAGCGCATTTGGGCCTTGGGCCGTACAAGCGACCTATGGGGACATCACGAATGTAGAAACGATTTATGTTACACACGCGGACATGTATTCTGTCGGCTTATCTTTATTTCCGGCTACTATTTTTGGCGTTGTGTGGGACATGTCCAATTCTAGCCCGGAAATGAAACGCCTTACTTCGGAAAATGATCCAAATGGGTACGTGAATAATACGGTATCATCAGAACCATCCCCGGCGGTAGGAACAGGAGGCGGAAGTTCCCCATTTGATAACTATCTTCCATGGATGGGAATGAAAGAAGTCAACATTGTAGATAGAGATATTATTGACCAGGATAACCCATTATTTACTCGGACCGCCAATGATACCATGGTTTATATTCCACCTTTCTATTACAAAATCATTTCTTCAGAAGATATGATTTACTTCTATATTGCCGACAATAAAATTTCAGGATTTGAACTTCATCCGGGTAGTAACACGTATGTGGCTCGATACCGAGTCAAAATTGAAAACGGAGTATTTACGTCTAAATCGGGTGGAACACCAAGTTACGGGAGCTCCTTTAATGCCGATTACGCTCGTTCGTATGCCACCAAAAAAGGTAGTGGTTGGCAAATATTTGATTACTCTACTTGGTGTGCCATATTTCTCTTATATGCTGTTGAATTTGCAGATTGGAGAAGTCAGGCTTTGATAGGACCCGGACAAGTAAATGCTTCTGCTGGTGCGCCGAATGGAGCTACCGATGATATGATATACCACACAGGCAAAAAAACAGCGTCCACTTCAAGCAGCCCAATGCAGTATCGCGGAATAGAGGAACTGTGGGGGAGTTATCGCCAGTTGACAGATGGGGTCAACAAACTGAATGGCAATATGTATATCTGCCTTGACCCTACTAAATATGGTGGCTCGATTCCAACCGACTACATTGACCTTGGGCCTTTTAGTTCCAGTTCCGGCTACATTACCCGACTAAACGTGATAGATACCTACAATTGGTGCATTTTACCTGATCAGTCTGGAGGCAGTTCTAGTACTTATATCCCGGATCGTGCAAATATTCGCAATGCTTCTGAGTCAATCTACATGTCTGTCACTGGTGGAGACTGGAACGATGATACAGATGCTGGAATAGGATATTTTTTAACAAACGATAGTCCAACCGTTGGGACAAGCTGTAGGATTGAGTATCGGGCTCCAAAAGGCGCATGAGTAGGAGGTAAAAACAATGCCTATCTTTGATTATACACAAAATTCTACGGGAATTACTTCCTATACTGCTGGAGATGGTATATCCATTCAAGGAAATTCGATATCTGCAAAGGTGTCTGTTGAAGAGGATAATGCAACCCAAATTTACAACGGGGCGATTTACACCCCAGTAGTGAAACCTACCGCTATGAAGCCACAACTTATCATATATACAGCCCCATCTTCTCCAAACATCGATGTAGTCATTCAGAAAGCTGAAACAAAACTGACGTTACAGACAAACGAAAATGGAGCGGTCACCGTAGATATTCCCTTATTTGGAACTTGGGATATATCAGCCACACTTGATGGAGAAAAGGTAACCAACCAAGTGGCTATCTCTACAGTACGGCAATATATCGTCACACTTTCCAGTGGAGCTGTGTGTGGTGTGTCTTGGGATATGGCAAACCCATCAACTAAACTGACCCGTTTGACTATCAATAATGATCCATACAGCTATGTTACAACTAATGTGACTGAAGACCCCTCTCCCGCAATTGGGATAATAGGCGGAACTTCCCCATTTGACCGGATTGCGCCTTGGTCAGAAATTTATGAATGTAACCTTGATGGAAATGGAACAGAAATTTACAAACGGGGAGAGCCTGGATTTTCCCGTACAGAACATGAAACGATGGTATGGATTCCTAAATTTTATTACCGCGTATCGGACGCCGGAAGTATCCGATTTTTCTATATATCTTCAATGCCACTTGAAGGGTTTGAGAGGCACCCTGGCAGCGGGACGTACATCGGAAGGTATAATACAACTCCAGGATATAAGTCCATTTCAGGTATACAACCTTTACGTGGTGCAACAAGGCCAACCATTCGCACAAACTCTCGGGCAAAAGGTACGGGCTGGGATGGATATGATTATATGACATGGTGCGCTGCATGGTTACTTTACTTAGTTGAATTTGCAGACTGGGATAGTCAGAATACCATTGGCCTAGGCTATACTTCGGGACGCTCTGCTCCATTGAACAATGGCGGAACGGACAACATGATTTACCACACAGGGCGTGCGTCTGGAACAGATGGAGATACGGCCATACAATATAGATGGATTGAAAATCTATGGGGGAATCTATACCAAGTAATAGATGGTATAAATGTCTACGAAGGGACTTTCCTTATTTGTACAAATCCAGAAAATTATGCAGATGATACTGGAATCAACTATGTAAGTACAAGTATGCCAGGAGTTTCAATAAGCGGGTATATAAGTAAAACCGGGTTATTTGAAGGGGCCACATGGGCATTCATCCCAACCGAAGCAGGAGGCAGTCAAAGTTCATATATACCAGATCGGGTGATTATCTCTAGTGGTCAGTCATGGCGCATTGCAGTAGTCGGAAATCACTATAACAATAACTATAACACCGGATTATTTGATATTTATTGCGGATACAACTCTGCTTCAGAAGCAGATTCGAATGGTGCCCGCCTTATTTTCCGTCGTCAGGAGGTGCAAGCATGAGAGTACACGGTGACGTTAATCCACCTGCTTTTACTGTAGAAAAGCAGCCAAAACATTCTGGCTATTACCTTGTACGGTTTTACAAAAACGCTGTTCCATATAAAAGCAGTGACTATGAGGGCTGGGAGTATGAGGAGTACCACTTAGAGATGCGGGAGCGGCCTGACCTTCAAACTTATGTCCAAAATCACTACAACGAGCTATTCCAGGAGGCAAAGGGTGGACCGAGCGAAGTGGAACAACTGAGGGCCGACATGGACTATATTCTGTTGATGGGAGGGCTTTAAGATGGACGTAGAAACCATGCGCTACTATGTATCCACTGGCCTGTGGTCGGCTGATAGGGTAGAAAAACTGTATCAGGCCAAGAAAATCACCAAGGAACATTACGACGAGCTGAAGGCCCTTTTGACACTCCCCACGGATAAATCCGGGGGATTCTCGGTTCGCTGACCGCAGCCTGCACCGTGCGAGGTCTTACAAGGTCTCTCCGAGCGTAACTTCCCGTGTGTCCCACGGTAGATATGTAGCCTACGCCAACAGGCGCAAGCCCTCATTCAAGATGTTCTTTGCGGCGTTGATGTCCCGGTCATGGTGCTGACCGCAGACGGGGCAATTCCACTCCCGGACAGACAAGTCCTTTGTGCCGGGCCATTGAGCACCACAGACAGAACAGAGTTGTGAAGAAGGATAGAACTTATTCACACGGACAACCACTTTCCCGTACCACTGTGCCTTGTACTCCAACTGCCGCCGGAACTCTCCCCAGCTTGCGTCGGAGATAGAACGGGCCAGCTTGTGGTTCTTGACCATGTTCTTCGGGGCCAAGTCCTCAATGCTGATTAGGTCGTAGTCCCGGACAAGGCTGGTGGACAGTTTATGTAGCATATCTCCCCGTTGATTGGAGATGTGTTCCTGCAACCTGGCAACCTTCACCCGAGCTTTCTCCCTGCGCTTGCTCCCCTTTGACTTTCGGGAGAGCTGGCGCTGGAGGCGGGCGAGTTTGCGGTCACTTTTGGTCAGGAACTTGTGGTTCGGGTATTCCGTTCCATCGGAGGTGACGGCAAATGATTTAAGGCCCATATCGAGGCCAATTACCGCCCCGGTGCTGGGAAGCGGGTCTATCTCCACATCGGTACAGCACAGGGCGACAAAATACTTGCCGCTGGGATTCTGACTGATGGTAGCAGAGAGTATACGCCCCTCGATTTCCTTTGAGACATGGCATTTTACCAGGCCGAGTTTAGGGAGGCGGACGTGCTTATCAAAAACCACAATGTTGCTGTTGGTCTTGTAGCTTTTGTGCCTATCCCGCTTACTCTTAAACTTTGGAAAACCTACCTTGCCTCCACCTTTTACTGAGCGGAAGAAGTTCTTGTAGGCAGTATCCAAGTCTTTCAGCGAGTTTTGCAGGGCGCACTTGTCTGGCTCACGTAACCAATCTATCTCCTGTTTTAGAACAGTGAGTGCCTTGTCCTGCTGAAACCGTGTAGGTGCTTTACCTGTTGCCTTGTATTCGGCAATACGTTGGGCGAGAAAATGGTTGTAGACGAACCTAGAACAACCGAAAGTTTTCTGAATAAGCGTTTGCTGTTCAGTGTTCGGATAGATTCTGAATTTGTACGAATATTCCATTTTCTCACCTCATTTCTATTAAAATTATACCACAGAACAGGTGATTTTACAATGACAGCTTCACACAACGCCGCTTACCCCATAGCTAAAGCTAGGGGCTTGCGCGGCGAGTTTTCGGTCACGAAGGGGTGATACCATGCCGTTTATGCAACGCCGACCTGTCATCCAACGGGACTCTAACACCCCGAGCGGCACTGGCCTCCAGCACCAATACATGGCGGACCCCGCAAAACAGCACCTCCGAAGTATGGCGCAGTATGCCACGGACTTCTTTGAAGCACAAGTGCAGGGGCTTGAGGACGATGATGCGTGGAAAGCTGGGTGGTATAAGATACGAACCGCTGCCCACTTTTCTTCCCTCAATACCAGTAATATGTCCCACGACGATGATTGGCGGGTGGTGTACTTTGAGCGGCCAGATATCGACTACATAAGGCCCGGCACCAAGTTCTGGTTCTGGAACAACTGTTGGTTGGCGGACAACCCCGCCAATATAGCAAGCGTGTCCGGGAACGCTTTGGTGAAACGGTGCAACGCCGTGTGGAATAGTCTGGACTACTTTGGCAACATCGTATCTGAACCGATGGTCATCACCCGGCCAAACACCATGGCGAACGCCAACACAGATACGGAAACTATGAAGTTGGCAGACAGCTATATGGACTGCATCATGCAGGCCAACCCATGGACGATTCAGAATCTTAAAAACAACACCCGCATGATTCTTGGAACAAGCGGCTTTGCCGTGCGGGGCCTGTCTGACTACATACGGGAGTTCACCGACCAGCAGGACAGTGTGCGGGTGCTCCGCTTCTCCCTGTACTACCAAGAACCGACGGAACGGGACGATATGAAGCATCAGGTGGCGGATGGACTGGCGTTCTCATGGATAGTCAATGTCACCGGCCCCCGGTCGATTCAGGCCGGTGAACACGTTTCTCTTGTGCCATCCTCTATCCGAAACGGCGAGGCGGTGGCGGACACCATCGCTGTGACTTATCTGTGGTCTTCCCACTCCCCGGAGATTGCCACGGTGGACGAGAATGGCGTGGTAACAGGCATGGCAAACGGTCAGGTAATCATTCGATGCACTTTGAAGGAGAACCCTAGCATCTTCACAGACACCGTTTTAGAGGTACAAGATGCTCCAACAGGGCTTCACTGGGCCACTGACGTACCGAGGAATATCCCAGCATACCAGAGCCGCAAACTGGCCGTAGCCGGGGAACAGGGCCCTGTGGAGTGGTCTTTCTCCGGGCCTGATCAGACCTGCTACACCGCGCAAATAGTCGGAGCGCAGTCTGCCATCTCTTGCTACTACCCCTCCCCTGTTCCTCTAACAGTGAGCATCACAGATGGGACTGCGACTCTGACAGCAGAAATCAAACTGACCGGAAGTTGAAAATTCAGTTGAATAAGAGGTGACAATCATGCTGAACAAGCCAAGATGTCAAAAGGCGACCAACCAGACAGGAAAGCAGGCCCTATACTGTGAGGGAAGGTTCCTGTGCGCCCACCAGTACAACTGCCCACAGACCCGGCAGTACGAGAATACTCCGGGCTTTCAGGAGTGCAAGCGGCTCCAACCGCAGAACCGATCCCCTTCTGTCGGATACCACCAAAACGTCATCCCTCGGGTAAAGAACCTGAAGTCGGTGGAGCAGGCCCCGGATGCAACAACTGTCCTTCCCAGCGGGATGTATGTACGGAACGTCATCCCGAATGCCGAGGGCAAGGCCGAGGAAACTATTTCTGGTAAAGAAGAAGCGACACACATAACTAAACAAAAGAAGGAGACGCAGAATGGAAAACAAGTTCGCAAGTCTCGAAGCAGAAAGCGTAAAGAAGGCTGACACCTACCTGAGCATCGCCAAAAAGACCGCCATCGTCAAACTGTTGGCCCCCGGCTGCATTGAGCAGGTGGATGTGCTACCGAAAAGTGAAAACGCAAACGTTCAACCAATACCGCCCCGCTGGCAGGAGAACATTTTGGGGAAGCGGCTGATTATGTCTTATGTGCTGGCAGGTATCTATCTTCACCTGATCGACGTGAACGGACTTTACAACAGTGAGACCCCGAAGTTCGAGTTCACCGCCCGGCAGTATGACATCTTTTCCAAAACCTACGGACAACTGGAAGGGATGAAGCGGGATGACAATCCGGAGGTGCGAGCCCACGCCGCCGCCATCCTGTCTGACTACCGGGACTTTGAAAAACTCCTGAATGCGGAAATCTATAATCTGCTCCAAGTCAAAAATGATCTGCTTTCCCGAGTTGTAATGCTGTTTACTGCACAGAGTACCCCGGAAAGCATTCAAAATGCGTTGGATGCCCTGCACGAAGTGCAGACAGAGGCCGAGGCACAAGCCCGCAAGAGTAAGGAATGGCTGGAACATGTGCGGGCAGAAAAGGGGGAGTAGGCATGTGGCCTTCACCTACCTATCCATATCAACGAGATCAGCAATATATAAAGTTCATCGGTGCAGAGAACATCCCCCGCCAAGTTTGCACTTATTTGATGGACATGCCACTGCCGAACTACAATCCCCCCACTGAGAACATCTATCCAAGGGTACGGCTGATGAAGTACCTCTTCTATGATGGGATTTCCCCGCTGGACGAGCCGTGTCCGACGACGGAACAGAAGTTGTCCGTTCTATTTGACCCGGAACATCCAACTGCCCCAGTCTCCCCAGAGAAGGGTTACCGTATCTTCCCGCAGGCATATGTGGCTCAGGCACAGAACATCGGGGACACCTCATTACGATGCTATATGGGCCAGACAGTGGCAAAAGGGTCGTACCGTGCCGAACTGTCTGTGATCTTCGAACTGACTACCAATGTCAACTATGAATCTGCATCCGGCTACGCCATATCCCGCACCTATGCCATGGAGTGCGCTCTGATTGAGGCGTTAAACGGCGTGAATATGAACGGTGTTGGCACATTCTACTTTGACCGCACACAACACCCGTCCTGCGGCTCATGGAACATCGACGACAGGGGAACCAACCTGGGACGGAGGGTGATTCTCGGCCTGACATGGCAGGACTGAATTAAAAAGACCTACGCTCAATTGTGAGCGCAGAAGGGCCATTAGGGGCCACACAGGAGAGCATATTTCTTCTGTGTGGCCCCCTGCTTTTGTTTACCAGGAGGCATCAATCATGCCACTCACTCAGGAACAGCAGGAAGCCGTCCGTATGGGCACACCAATCGAATGGAACGGCCTGACCCTGTTTCCAATATTGATGAAAGACTATAACAGGTTTATCATCGCCCAAATGGGCCTTACGGCTCAACAGCAGACACTACCAAGTAAATACGTGGTTATGCGCTATCTGGAAGCCCTGTATGCGCTTGACTACGACGTGCGAACCAATGGAGGCCCACAGGGCGGTTTTTTCTCCCGTATCCTACTCTTTTTGATGCTTTCTTTGCGGCTGGAAGTGAGAAAAGGGCTGGATGGAGAAGAATACATTCCCATAGGCATCCAGACGGAGAAGGACAACCCACGGAAGTTGACCGCCCTGGAAGTGACGCAGGGTGAAGTGAGCGTTGAGATCACCCCGCAGAACTTCGTTCAGCTCCGGGAAATCCTGGCCGCACAAAACGAAGTGGAACTTCCAGACGAAACCCTGAACGCCGAACTGGTGCAGGCGGAACGGGACTTGGCTACGAAAAGTTCTCTCAACCTCGTACCAGATAGCGAGGCTCTGATCTACTCCGTCTCTGTTAAAACGCAGATACCCGTCGAAGATATATTCCAATGGACGGTAAGGCGATTCGTTCTGACAGAGCGGGCCATTGACCGAATCACCGGACACCTTGTAGCCGCACTTTCTGAGGCAGCGGGAGCCAAATATAAGAACGGTAACCCGTGGCCCTCCTGGAAGTACGACCGTGACAAACATTCAAGCGCACTCGTCTCCCTTGCGGAACTCACACAGAGGCTATCCGGTTCTGTGGAAGCGAGATAGCCAATCCACCTGAAAGAAAGGAGCAAACGTCTCTATGATTACTGCTACTCTGAATGGCCGTCCCCTGTACGCCAAGGGCACCATGGATGTAAAGATGTTCGACCCTGCTACCAATGACTTGGTATATTACTCCAACAAAATGTCCACTTCGCAGTTGGCGTCCACCATCAACCTAGGCCCCATCAACGCAGGTATTGGCAACCCCATCGTCATCCAGATTCCAGACACTCCCTCTCTGACCATGAACCTGACCGCCGCCGACTTCTCCCTTGAGGGCCGCGCCCTGTCCGTTGGCGGGAACGTGGTCTATAACGGCGTGGTACCCGTGGATGAGGCGGTGGAGGCCAACGGAACCACCCTGACCGTGATGCAGACACCAGTTGCCCCCCTTGGCGGCTGCAACGTAGTTGGCTACATCAACAACGGTGGCACCGCCTATCCCATCGACCCTGATACTAAGCAAATCCAGGGATTCACCGCCGTGGCGGGCACCACCTACTGTGTCCACTACTACACCACTAATCCCTCTGCCAAGCAGCTTTCCATTGAGACTCTGATGAATCCTGCCGTGGTGCGCGGCTTCATCACCATCCCTGTCTACTCTACTGAGGGCAGCGCCTCCAACGCCAATACCGGCTCCCGTGTGGGCTCCCTCTACATCACGATCCCCCGTGGTCAGCTCGCCGGCGACGCTTCCACCGAGGGCTCCCAGACCACCGCCGCCACCACCGTCATGAACTTGACCGCTCTGTCCTACGACGAGGCGTGTGAGCAGGGCATCCAGTGCGGCGGCTCCTCCTCTCCCAAACTGGCCTACATGGTACTGGAGCTGTTCGGCAACCCCGACCAGAACGTGGAGAGCTTGGCTATCGTGGGCGGCAACGATATCACTGTCACCGCCGGTTCTCCCTACACTATCCCTGTAAAGTATGAGATGGACAACGGCGAGATTGTGACCCCCGACCTGACCAACTTTATCTACACTCCAGAGGACGGCGGGCTGTATTTCAACGTCTCCCCCAATGGCGTTATCACTGGCACTGCCAATGGCACCGGCAATCTGGTCATCACCTCCAAGTATAACTCTGAGCTGACTACCGCCGCCGCTGTGACCGTGGAGGGTGGGGCCAGTACGCCAACTTCCAATGTCACCTTTCAGCTCACCACGCCTTCCTCCGGCAGTGATAACAAACTGAGTGGCGGAGGCGGTACCTACACAGTGGATGTAGATGTGGTGAACGGAACTTCCTCTGTGGTCGTGACCGGCACAAAAACCGCTACTCAGAGCGTGGTCATCACCGGAGCCAACGCCTCTCTAGTAACCGCGGCTGGTAATGACACCATCCCCACCTACACCATTGATACCTCCTCCGTCGCCTCTGACGGCGGCACCCTAAACTTTACCCTTGGGGTGACCGAGGCAGGCAAATCTCCCATCTCCTACGCCTTTGATGTGACCGTTGCCGCCCCGCCTGATGACACAGCGGACATGACCTTTGACCTGACCACACCCAGCAAGAACGAATCCAACACCATCAGCGGCGGCGGCTCCAACAGAACCGTCACTGTCAACGTACAGAATGGCACCGGGAGCGTGGTGCTCACCGGCACAAAAACATCCGCCCAGGAAGTAAAGGTCGGCGGCACAAACGCCAGTGATGTCAGTCCGGCCGGGAGCGCAACCGCCCCTACCTATACCGTCAACACAAGCAGCGTTTCCGCCGCGGGTGGCTCAAAGTCCTTCACGCTGACGGTAAGCGAGGATGCCCATAGTACCATCGTCTACAATGTGACGGTCACTGTGGCCTCACCTCCTCCGGCGACCGCAGATGTGACGTTTGCGCTGACAACTCCGGGCAGCGGGGGCGGGAACAGCCTCAGCGGGGGCGGAGCGAGCAAGACCGTGACGGTCAACGTCGTGAACACCACGAATAGCGTGGTCATTACGGCAACCAAGACATCCGGACAGACGCTTTCCAAGGGCGGCACCGACCAGACGAATGTGACGATTGGGGATAATTCTACGAAGCCCACCATCACAGTGGACACCACGAGCGTCGCCACAGATGGCGGAAGCAAGAGCTTCACCATTGCCGTCAATGAGGGGAGCCACGCCTCGATCACCTACAACATCACGGTAACTGTGGCCGGTGGCGGCTGATATCCAGCACAGCTAAACCGACAGCCCTCCCCTAGGGCAACTGAGGCGGGGGCCGAAACTGAATAGAGTTGGGCTATTAAATGTCCGAGAGGGCGCGCTTTTACCAATCATGGCAGAAGTGCGCCCTCTTACTTTAAGGAGGAAAATTGATTGAGTTTACTGGAACGATACCAGACTATGTCTGCAAAATTAGATGCTGCTATTGACAGCGCACTTGAACATGAAGTGGCCGAGGTTGTCAAGGACATTATTTTGGAACAGGCAGTGAGCGCAGTTTATAGCTATCCCGCAACCGCACCAGCCATGTCCAGCAGACGCAAATCTGACGGGGGTCTTGGAGACCGAGGGAATCTAAGTGCGCGCGTCGAAGCAGGGCATGTTCTGATTGTGGAAGATGTTGCCCCCCTTCAAGGAACGGATTATGGCATAGCCCTTTCTGATGTAGTGGAACATGGCCTGGGGAATTACCGCCAACCGGGTCCACGACCTTTTTTAAATCGCTCTGAAACTGAGGCGGTTAGTTCTGGCCGGGCCGCCGCCGCACTCCTTTCTGGCCTTGCAAGGCAAGGCGTTACCAGCAGCGGCTTCGGAGTGCAGAAAAAGTGAGGCGGCCCATGCATTTCAGTACTGATGCGCCTCATACTACAGATTCATAAATAGTCGGATTTCTGGACAGGAGGGGGCGGCATGTTCAGGTATTTCTCCAGACCAATTGCTTTTTTTAAGAGGGGCACAATACCGTCTAGATTCGATTGGTTAAGCCCTTTATACCGACACTCGATCTTCGAGAGGGAGCCCGACTTAGTGCGATAGTTAATCTCGAAGTATTTTCGATACATAATAGTTCCCTCTTTTGCCGCCATTGCACCAACAATAGCACCCGTATCGCCGCCAATGGCACCACCGATCGCAGCCCCGGTTAGTACACTCCCTTTTACGTATTCTTCTCGTGTCACAACCCCATAAGAGACGATTTGGGAAAACGGGAGGAAGCGCTCTATTTCTTTCTCTTGAAAAATCAATTGCACCCTTTTTTGATCTAAAAGAAGATTGATACATTCGCCTGATATTCCAGGAACTCCCTGCAATCCAAACAGAAGTGTCTGCGGCAAAGATTCCCGGTATAGCCTTTCTGCATTTACACTGTCCAGCAATAGACCGGCATTTTTGAAAGAGTTTCGGACACATATGCATCCAAGCACTACAATAACAATTCCGATTAAAGAAATAGCAACGCCTAGCGATACCTCAATGTGCATAGCAAACAGAATACCCAGAATCACGACTCCCACTCCAAGGAAAGTCCCACCCACATTCTGCTTCCAATACTTGAGCTTGGTGCGCATACCCTCTCCACAGGCTTGACACCGTTCAATCGTGCGGCTTTGAATATGCCCGCAATGGGGACAGCAGATTTCCCCGTCTTTCATATTTTTTACAGGATTTTGTGTGCCAATTAAATTGTTCAGTGGTGTTCCGCAGTTGATACACTCTACATTTTCCTCAGACTGTCTTTGCCCGCAGGATGGGCAGTTGATAAGCCCCATTTTCTCTCCCTTCCTTCCCCCGAACAAATTACATTTTTTGTTGAGACTATTATACTACTTTCCTATTTTTACAGCAACCAAAAAATCATAGGAGGATTTTAAAATGCCTGATGAAGTTGTTACTTTAAAAGTGACCCTTGACGCAGCCAAAGATATTGAATCCCGGTTGAGGACAATGGATTCCTTAATGGATAGCCTGCGCAAAAACAGTAATGTCAAGCTGACCGTAGATACCAGTTCTTTCGATAAGCTCATCAATGAAACGAAAAAGTACCTTTCTTCCGTGACTGAGCAAGTAAACCAGAAGTTGCGGCTTGCCACTACCTCCCAGGAAATTCTTCTAGCGGAGAAAACTTTGGCGACCGAAGCGGCCCGGCTGGCAGCCGCATATGAAACGGCAGAGACGAAAGCTCGCAGTTTGGGACAGGCAACTGGGGAAGTTACGTCCACCCCCCTTCAGCATCAGATTGACGCCTTAACTGGGGTTTCAAATGAATTTAAGTCAGCCGCAGAAAGCGCCAAATACTTTATTGACGTTGAGAAAAAGATCGGTTCCGAGACCGGGAATCGTGTCGATGTTAGAAATGATTTTGGGACCAACAGCATACAGGACTACATAACCAATGTAGAGAAGCTGGAAAATGCAACTGTCTCCGCAACCAAATCCGTAAAGGTGGGTGAAAGCACCTTCCAGCAGTTCTCTGTTGCGGCCCAAAAAACAAACGGGGATGTAAACAAATTTACCTACTCCATTGATACCGCTACGGGCGCTGTTTATAAAATGGATCGTGGGTTTTCTTCTCTGGGCCAAAATGCTGTTTCTGCACTTAATAAAACATCCTCTGCCGCCAAAGAGGTCGGTTCCGAATTTGGAAACATGTTTAAAAACATGCTCCTTTCGCATGTTATAAACACTTTGATATCTACCCCAATTACACTATTACAGTCTGCACTCGACGAGCTAAAGGCTGTTGATACCGAGTTGGTCAACATTCAAAAGGTTATGGGCGCCACTGCTGGCGAGATGGAAAACCTCTCTGAAAAGGCATATGAAGTAGGGTCTTCCCTTGGTATCGCCGCTTCGGACTACTTGGCTTCTGTTACTAAATGGGCACAGGCTGGCTATGGTTCTCTATCTGATGAACTGGGCGAACTTTCGGTAAAAACGCAGAAAGTGGGCGATGTGCAGGAGGCTACCGCCAACCAATTTCTTCTGTCGGTTGATGCTGCCTATAAATACAAGGGAAATATCTCTGAACTGACAAAAGTTCTGGATGGAGCCAACGAGATCTCCAACAACTACGCCACCAGCGTTGAAAAACTCGCCGGTGGTATGGGCATTGTGTCCTCCCTGGCTGCACAGACCGGTATGGAGGTTCAAGAAACGATGGCGGCCATAGGCACGATCACTGCCGTCACCCAAGAGTCTGGCAACAGCGCCGCCCGCGCCCTCCGTGCCCTGATTTTGAACATCCAGGGGTCTACCGAGATTGCTATTGATGAAGCGAGTGGTGAACGCTGGACAGAGGATGAGATTAAGGCCACTGCCGCCGCTCTGGGCGATCTGAACGTTGCAACCCGCGAGTACAAGGACGGTGTAGAGCAGCTACGGAACCCCATGGATGTTATCGGAGAACTGTCCGAGAAATACCGAAAGGGACTTATCAGCGAAGTCCAGCTCCAGGAAGTCGTATCCTCTCTGGGCGGAAAGGTACGATCTAACCAACTGCAAGCTCTTATCTCCAATTATGACATGTACGAAGAGATGCTAGATACCTACGCTGATAGTGTAGGTAGCGCTGACCGGGAGTTGGACATCTACCTGAATAGCTGGGAGGCAAAGACAAACCGGCTGAAGAATCAGTGGGTAGAACTCGTGGCCTCCTTCCAGGCCAATGATGCAATCAAGGGAATATTGGATATCGCAAATGCGCTTATGGAGGTTGCTAATACCCCTGTTGGCAATATTCTGGTAGTAGCAGCAGCAATAGCAACTCTCAATGCCTCCTTTGCTGGATTCGCCGCTACAACAGGCGGTGCTGCATTTCTTGGAAAGTTCAAAGGATTCCTCACTGTGTTTGACGACGTAGGCAATGCCACCACAAAAGTCGGGAAACTCACCGCAGGTTTTAAGGGACTTGGGAGTGCTATTACTACTGCCCTAGGGCCAATTGGAATTGCTTTGACGGTTTTGTATACTCTTGTCACTGTCATTGACGCATTGACGGTCAGCGCCGAAGAGCAAAAGGAGAAGGTCGATGCTCTCTCTGCTGAATATCAAGATGCTACAACAACTCTGGAGTCACTGGAGAACCAATACAAGGATAATACCGACCGACTTAATGAACTCAACAGTCTAAAATCTAGCGGCGATTTTACTGTGAACGATCAGGAGGAACTTGACCTTCTTAACGAACAGAACTTTTCGTTAGAACGCCAGATCATACTTCAAGAGAAATTGGCGGAGGCCAAGAAAAGGCAGCTTGCAGAAGAGGCAAACACCGCTTTACGCAAAGGTTTTTCTGAGACCTCTGATGTAAATTTTCTGACTGGATTCTTCTCGTCTGCTTATGACCAGCTTTTCGGCGGAAACAGTCAAGCCTTAAATGACTTTTTCCGCCAGTTCAGTATGAATATAGCCGGTGCCTTGGACGGCTTTGAAGGTCAGGCAAATTATATTTCTGGCCGTCTGGATGATCTCAATAAACAGAAGGAAGAGTTCCTTTCTGAGCACGGAAGCAATCAGAGTACCTGGAGTGAGGAGGAACTAAAGCAGTTCGATAAACTGGAGAACCGGATTGCTAACGCCGATGAAATGGCAATCATCTTCTACAACGAAATGCAAGGCTATATCGGCAACCTGACGAATGAGGAAGATATTGCTTACTGGCAAGAAATTGCCGATTCTTTGTTTGCCGCAATCGCCCCAGCCATGTCGCTCCGTTCCCAGATTGAGTCTTTAACCTCTGCAATGGACTCTGCCACACATACCGAGTTCAATGATGTGCTTACCCAAATGCGGGAGGACGGCGAAGTAACTGAAAGCGAAATCCAGACCCTTATCGACAAATTTCCAGTGCTTAATGCACTCTTAGAGAGCGGTGAGTACACACTCAAAGATCTGGCGCAGTATTTCTCCGGTGCTGGCGGAGAGGCAATTTTGTTTGGCGACAATGTAGAAGATGCATCAAATGAAATAGAGCAGATGGAGGCAGCCGCCGATGCCCTTTCGGACACCCTAAACGAACTTGAATCCGCTCTGAGCACCTTGGACAGCGCCCAGGACGAGCTTTCGGAGAACGGGAAGCTATCCATTGGAACAGTTGATTCCCTGATTCAACAGTTTCCGGAGCTGACTGGCCTTCTCTATGAGTATCTGGCCGGTTTGGTGTCTGAGCAGGAACTCCAAGAGGCCCTTTCTGCTCAGTACAACAATACAACCAATGAGTACAAAAAGAACATCATTGAAAAGATGATGTCCAACAAAGAATTTTACAAGAATACAATTCTCACAAATACAAACATTGTTTCCAAACTAGCCGAGCTGGGCATAACCGACCTTGAAAACTACCAAACTCTGGAGGAGCTTAAGGAAGAAGTAAACCGCCGTATTCAGGAGCAGATGACCAAAAACGCAGATAAAGGAAAGGATGACCGCAAAAAGATCTACGGTCAAGAAGTAGAGGCTTTCACAGTGGCCCAAGCATCCATGCTTACTGCTCAAGCCCTATCCCTGGATAAAATGAAATCTAAGAGTTTGACCGACCTCCTTAACGAAAAAAATGGAATAGGTCAAGGCGAATATTTCGAATTTGGGCAACAGAAACCAAGCACAAATTCCAACGGCGTAGTATCGGACTATTGGGACGACGTTATGGACATCCTATCGTCCGCAATCGAAATTCCCTCCCTTTCCTTTGATTCTTCCTCCGGAGGTGGATCGTCAGGAAAAGGTACATCCTCTAAATCTTGGTATGAGGAGGAAATCGACCGTCTAAAAGATTTAGTTTCCCGTACTAAGGACACCAATACTTTGCTTGAAAAGGAAGAAAAGAACTCCTACCAGAAGCGTATTGTTAATATCCAGGCTGCTCAAGCTGAAATTCATAAAACGGCGAATCAGTTCCGCGCTAAGGGCCTATCTGATACCTCCGACGAAATCAAGCAGCTTAAGTTGATGTATCATGATCTCGCAGATGAGGTAGTTTCTATCTATCAGGAAATGCACGATGATCTGATGGAGAATAACAATGACCGCGAGTGGGAGCTTAACCTTTTCAGGAAGAATCGGGAGCGGGCCGACCGGAGTGTTGAGGAGATTGTCGCTGACAATGAGAAAATTGTTGCAGAGTACAAAGCCATGCAGCAGGAGGTGGCCGACCTTGCCGCCTACTACCGCTCCATGGGTTATGACGAGACGGACGACCTAATCCAAGACCTCTCCGACGCATGGTGGGACTACCAGGAGCAGCTCGAATCGGTCTATGATTCCCTGACCAAAGCCTTTGAAGATTACATCTCAGAATCCGACCGACAGATTCGTACCCTGGAGCGCACCACTGGCACAGCAGGCCAGCAGATAGAGATTTATACCCAGAGGATAAACGAGGCCAAGAAAGCCCTGCAGGCTCTCCAGTCGACGAATATCAACGGCATCAACAATGAGCGGATTGGGAGTATTCAAGACCAAATCTACTCCGACGAGGACGCTATCTCCAATATCCAGGATGAACTCTGGTCTGAATTGGAGGCTGCCGTCAATAAAGAGTTCGACAAACTCCAGGATGAAATTGACGATGCCCAGGACATGTTGGACAAGTTCAATGAGGCCGTAGAAAAACTTGATGAAGAACTCCAAAATAAAATCGAGCCTCTGCAAGAGCAGATCGAGGAATGGCAGGACAGGTTAGAGGAAGTTCTAGAACCCATCGAGGAAAAGCTGGATGACCTGAATGAACAGCTTGAGGCCGAACGGGATGCACTGGAGGCCCTGACTGATCCTCTGCACAAGGAAATCGAGGGCTACTACACGGTCAACCCAGACGGAACAATCGGCGAGTACGTTCCAGGCATTAACGACCGGCTGGACGATCTAAATGATCAACTCGATAAAGAAAACGAGAAGTGGAATGAGCAGAAAGAACGTGAGGAAGCTGCGCTGGCTCTCCAGAAAAAAGAATTGGCTTTACAGGAAGCCATCAAAAACCTGGAACAGGCCCAGCTCGATCTCGAAACTGCCAAAAACGAGCGTACTATCTATACTTTAAAAGATGGTGTATGGGGCTGGAGAGCTGATGAGCAGGCTATTCAGGATGCCGAAGACGCTTTAGAGGATGCCGAGCAGGCCAAAGAAGATGCAGAGAAAGAGCTAGAAGATCTGAAGGAGCAGCAGGCGCACGACAAAATCATTTCCAACTTAGAAGACCAGATCAAAGCATTAGAAAAGCAGAAGGAGTTAATCAATAAACAAATTGATGCCTATGAAAAGGAGAGTGAGGCCCGGCAGGATTACATTCAGGACCAGATTGACTACTGGGAGAAGGAGAAGGAAGCTCAGGAGGAGCACTACAACGATCTGATTGAGGCCAACCAGAAGGAAATCGAGGCATGGGAAGAATACTACGAAAAACGCAAGGAAGCCTACGATGATGATATCGAGTTCTGGGGAAATAAGGTAAAAACTCTACAAGAACAGTACGACGCATGGGCCGAGCGCTGGAGCGACATTCAGGATTCCATGACCGAGGATGTCCGATCCATCGAAGAAATCCTTTCTGACATCGCCAAGTATGGCACTCCTGAAATGAAAGCCCAAGTGGATAACATCACGGACCTTCTCCGGGACATGGGCGTGGCGCTTGGCGATTTCAATTCTAGCATTGACAGCGGTCAGGCCGGAGGAGGAGGCCAGAACGACCAGAACATCATTGACCAGATGAAGCAGAATGCCCAGAAGTGGTGGGATGCCACTCTGCGGGGCGACAAGGAAACAGCCGACTACTATGATAAACTGAACTATCAGCTTGGCACCAGCATTGGTGCGCATCGTGACCACAATGGTGTTTGGTGGGATAAGTACGGAAACAAGCTGTTCGACACGCCATCTTCGTCTGGAAACGCCTCTGGCGGCCCTGCTTCGGGCGGGTCCTCCACTGGAGCGTCTGGTTCTGGCTCTGGTTCTACGAACTCTATGGTAGACGCTAACAATCAAATCAGTCAGCTACGAATGAACGCCATGCATGCCAGCGACTCTGAAAAGCGCTCCTTGTTTCAGGAAGCCAACCGACTAGCCGTATCGTATGGCGCAGTTTCTATACCATATACTTCTGATCCAGACGATTGGAAGTGGTATAACCGGAGTGGAGACTGGCTGTTTGACCAGGGTGGCATCGCTCGTGGCAAGGGCATGATGGTCAAGGGGACGGACACACCAGAAATGGTGCTCAGCCCTGTTCTGGCATCCGATGTGCTCAATCCAGTCAAAAACGAGGAATTTGACCGCTTTGTACGGGACATGGGCATCATGTTCGGAGCGGCGGAACGATACGCCCAGGACACCAGAATGGAGCCGGGCAGGTCCACCAGCAACGATAACCGCAACTATTCCCATCAGACATTTATCAACGGCGTGGAGATCGGGGACAGTATGCTTGACCGCCCCTTGTCAGAAGTCCTTTCTCTGCTGGGACTACACCGTAACTACTGATTTTCCCCCGACAAAAGTTGTTGCAATTTGAGTGGAAAAGCGGTAAAATAAGAAATAATAAGATACCTGTGCCGAATTGATGGCATAGAGGGGCCATTTGGGGCCGCTGTTGACTGTATAATGCAGTTGACAGTGGTCCCTTTTTTGTTTGTGCTGGAGGTGAGCCAGTGGCGCTATATCAACCGACCAATATTTTCCCGTCTTCCTTCGCGGGCGTGGGTGGCGGCGTGGTGGATGTGACGCAGCCTCTCACCGTATCGTGGCAGGTCAACGGCTCCTCAGCCATGACCGCCTATCAAATCAAAATCTACGAAAACACTACCGCCTCCAAACTCGTCTACAACAGCGATCGTGTAAACCTACAGCACCCCTTCTACGGTATGACCTCCACAGGTGATGTGAACTACTTCCAGGTCACCATCCCTGCAAATCGGCTGACCAACCTGTCCAACGGCTTCTCCAGCGGGTACAAGATGCTGATCACACAATGGTGGAACGGCGGTTCCATTCAGCAGTTATCCCCCTCCTTTTTCCTGACACGGACAAATCCGGCTGTGACCGTCAGTGTACCGGCCACCGTCACATCACGGAGTGTGACCTTCACCGGTTCCTATACCCAGGCCCAAGGCGACACCCTGGACTGGTTCCGGTGGGAATTGGCCCTCCAGGACGACCCGGAAAGCCCGATTGAGGACAGCGGGTACATCTACGGCACCGAGGACATCCAAGTCACCTACGATGGTCTATTCACCAATACAGCCTATTCCGTGCGGCTGACCATCCAGACAGAGAACGGCGTACAGGCTACTACCGGCTGGCAAAACTTCACGGCACAGTATGACGTGTCCGATATGAAAGGCTATGTGGATGCCTGTGTATCCCCGCTGGAAGGTGTAATTATCCAGTGGCCCCGCATCTCTTATATCAACGGAAAGCCGTCCGGGCCTCATCAGTTGACCGGCGGACAGCTCAGATTGCCCGCAGGGTCAAGCATTACCTGGGACGAGCGAAATGGGGAGCCGATGAACATCCCTACACCCTGGTCGCTTGCATGGTCGGGCATCGTACCTTTGACTGGCACTTCTCCTGTCTGGCGGATCACCGGGGATGGACATACATTGTCCCTCTCCATTGAACCGCACTTGATTTCTCTGATCCTGGACGGTGCGGTGCTGGCCTCTGTGGAGATACCCCACCTTTTGGTGGACTATACAATCCGCATGGTACTAACGCCCCGTGAACTCCACATGTATTATCCGGTGCAGGAAGGCGGGCTTTATCCATCTTCCGTCCTTTTCCCATCCGCCACGCTCTATCCTATGGGCGGGGATGTATCCTGGGAGCGGTTCACCTATCCGCTGACGTGGGTCCAACCGGATATCGAATCTATCACCCTATATGGAGAACAGCGGTGTGACTACATCATGGTCAGCGGCGGTGAGGTTTCCGGCGCTTTGCTGGGAGACCTGTTGACCAACTTCGAGTTTGAACCGAGCTGGACACTGGACACCTGGTTTTTGGCAACCTTCAACGGAACCGGCATCAATGGCGGCAACATTACTCCGTCCGGCGACAGCATCACCGGCGCAGCAGTCTACCGGCTGAAAAAGGGTGACCGGCGACTGCAACTGGTAGCGAATGTGGGTATCGGCAGTTCCACATTGGTGGATGAGGGGTTCCGCAATCAATCCACCTATACCTACTATGTGTTCGTGTTGGGGACAAATACTTATGTATCTGCCCCGCTGATCTCCAACCCGGTCACACCTATGTTCTGGAACTGGACCGTGCTGGACTGCTCGGTAGATTCCAACGGAACATACCATCTGGAGGAAGCGCACCTGTTTCGCAACAGTGTAAGCACGGACAGTATCAGCAACAACAATGCCCCATCCATGCTTCAAAATTTCACACCCTACCCGCTGAGACAGCCATCCTCCTACAACTTCAAATCTTCTACCCTGACCGGCTACATCGGACGGGTGGACATGAAACTGAATCAGTACATCGACACAGTGGATATGGCAGAGGCCCTTTATAACCTGTCTGTCAGCAACAATCCCAAGTTCCTGCGGGACAGGAAGGGTAATCTCTGGCGCATTCAAACCAATGCTGCCGTGTCCATGCAGACCGGGGACACGATGGTCCCCCAGCCCTACTTCGGTTCTTTCCCGTGGGCTGAGGTGGGAGCGGCGGACGGTATCTCCATCATCTGCCAGCCGGGTGACGGGGCGTGGGACAGCACCACCGGGCAGGAGCCGGACAGTGGCGAGACCGTGACCAAAATCGTTGTGACTGCCCCATTTGGGTCTACCGTAACCCTGACCAATGGGCAGGAGAGCTATACAGAAGTCTGCTACGGCTACATCACCTACCAGCCCGCCACGCCGGGCGATTGGACGGTGACGGCTATGCGGGATGGCTCGTCGGCCAGCGAGACCATCACCATGGCAGAGGGCGTGACATACTACGTGGGGCTTGTCATCACGGAGGTCTACGCCACACTTATTATTGCCGCTCCATCTGGTACCGTCATCACAGTATCCCAGGGGAGCGAGTTCGAGGAAACAAAAGTAGTCCCGTAGTGCGGACAGGAAGGAGGATTCTTTTTCATGGCACAGGTAGAGTTTCAAGTCCCCGGCCCCGGCACCTACATCATCGAAGCCGCCCCGTCCCTGCCTCCCCTGTCTCAACCGGGCACGGCAGCGGACGTGTTGACGGGCGAACAATTCTATGGTGAGGACGGGAACCCTGTCACGGGCACGATGCCGGATAACCCCGCCGAGGCCGTGATCATCCAGGGCGGCGGTTCCTACACCATCCCCAAGGGCTACCACACGGGCAAAGGCACCGTGACCAGCGAGGGAACAGAACTACCCACGCTGGCCAACCCCGCCAACGCTGGAGAAATTATCTCCGGCAAGCAGTCCATCGGACAGAACGGCGAAACCCTGACTGGTACAATGCCCAACAACGGGGCCGTGAGCAAGGACTTGACCGCCGGGGAGAAGTACATCATCCCGGCTGGTTATCACAACGGGCAGGGCAAGGTGACTGCCCCAACTGTTGCAAGCGAGACCCCCGGCACAGCAGAAGCCGTTGACATTCTCTCTGGGAAAACTGCATGGGTCAATGGGGAGCAGATCACAGGAAGCATTCCAACCAAGACCGCAGAAGATGTGACGATTCAAGGCGCATCCGTGAGCGTCCCCAGTGGCTACTACGGCCCCAACATTGCAAAGGCAATTCCCACGGTAGAACAGACCGTTCCCACCATTTCTGTCAGCCCAGAGGGCCTTATCACTGCCCAAGCCCAGCAGACAGAGGGATTCGTGGCGGGCGGAACAAAGTCTGCCACGAACCAACTCCCTGTGCAGGGAGCTCAGACGATCACGCCCAGCACCACGGCTCAAACCATCCAGCCCAACGTGTACCTTACCGGGGCGCAGACTATCCAGGGGGATGAGAACCTTGTTCCTGGGAACATCAAGGAGGACGTGTCCATCTTCGGCGTGACGGGGACTTATGCGGGAAGCGGCGGTGATTTCGCTGTTCCGCTCACCGTAACCGTGGACAGCGGGGCAACTGTTACAGCGATGAATGGAGATACGACGTTGACAGCAACATCTGTTAATAGGCAAGCAAAATTTGTTTTGAATAGCGGTGGAAACTGGAACATCACCGCCAGCTTGGACGGTCGTGTTGGGCAAACCTCCATTTCAGTTGAATCCGCGTACTCCGCCTCTATTACGCTGCCAAGCGCAGATCCAGTATTTGGCGTAGCGTGGGACAAAAATGATCCGTCCACCACATTGACTCGCCTGACCCCCAGTACCGACCCAAACACCTATGTGACTGGAACCATTGCAGGAGAACCATCCCCGGCGGTGGGAACAGGAGATGGAAGTTCACCTTTTGATAGTTATATGCCATGGAGCGGTATGTATGTTTGCAATCTGTCGGTGAACGGTGTGGAAACTGCAAAGAAGGGAGAACCGGGCTTCTCTTACTCTAACTCTGATGTGATGGTCTATATTCCAGTATTTTATTACCATGTGGAGGATATCGGAAATGTCAGATATTTCTATATTACTGCTGACGAAAGAGCTGGTTTTGAATTGCACCCCGGTTCTGGAAAATACATTGCCCGATATAACACGATTGATGGATACAATTCCCAATCCGGTGCCACCCCACTTGTCAATGTGACACGGGAGACAGTACGCACTAATTCCCGCGCAAAGGGAACCGGATGGGACGGATATGACTACATGACATGGTGCGCTGTATGGCTCCTGTACCTTGTAGAGTTTGCCGATTGGAACAGCCAATCGGTCATCGGGGCTGGAATTACAAGCGCAAGTGGCGCACAAAATACCGGCGGTACAGACTCCATGACCTACCACACCGGAAGGGCCGCAGGGACAGACAGCCTCTCCGCAGTCCAGTACAGGGGGATTGAGAATCTATGGGACAACGTTTATGAGTGGATCGACGGCATCAATTTTGACGGACGAGTCGCCTATATCTGCACCAATCCGGCCAACTATGCCGATGACACCACCAGCAATTATACTGCTACTGGCGTGACGCTCTGCTCCAGCGGCTGGATCAAGGATCTGGGCCTCAGCAACAATTTCTCCTGGTCCTTCCTCCCGGATGCCGATGGAGGAAGCGAGACTACCTATATCCCGGATTACATATACTCGGGCTCCAGTTGGCGGGTTCTCTATGTCGGGGGCTCTTGGAATAGTCGCTTGTATGCCGGGCTCTTTTGCTTCTATGCTGGCTTATCATCGTCGACCTCGAACAGCACCATCGGTACGCGGCTCATTTTCCGCCCCTAATGGGGGATCTGGGGCTGCCCTCCGGAACTCCGAAGGTTTACCCATGGCCGCAAGCCGGGGGCAGATCACCAGCAATGAGGCAAGCAGGATTCTGAACATCTGAACAGAAAAAGCCGCCCCCTTTTTTGGGGGGGCGGCGGGAATAGGCAAAACGCGGCGCATGTGGTATGCTAGGATCGGCGCTGCAATAACGGCAGGCGGTTAGCCACACCCTCCGAAAGGGGGTGAGGCCCTATGCGGATCACATTACATATCGGGCGGTTTACCGTTACGATTATTGTGAAAAGCAGAAACCGCCACCCTGGCCGGTGACGGTTTCCATTTGGAAATTTAGTTAACTGCTTGGGCTAACCGCTTGTTGCAGCGCCTTTCTACCTCTATTATACCATCCCGCTTCGGTTTGTCAACGACGAATCGAGTGCGGGATTTTTGTTTTCCTGCCCGGCAGAAAGGAGGGAGCGCCCCATGCCAGCGCCTACACCACAACGCTATCTGCAATATCTCTCCGCTGTGCGCGGGGAGTTCACCAAGCTGGCCCGACTAGATTTTCTGCAACCGGACGGCTCTCTAGCCTTTTCCATTGACAACAACCCCCACAATCCCCGTTCCGGGGCGTTCATTCAGGAGGGGGAGTTGTCAGTTAACCTACAAAATGGGATGCGACGGCAAGCAACTGTAACACTCTCCAACCTGGACGGGGCCTATGACTACAACGTGAACAAGGTCTGGTTTGGACAGCAGATCAGATTGATGGAGGGCCTTGTTCTGCCCGACGGGACAGACTTCTATCTACCCCAAGGCGTGTTTTACGTCAAAGACCCGGAGGAAACCTTTCTGCCCAACCAGCGCCTTGCCCGGTACAATCTAGTTGACAAGTGGGCATATCTGGACGGGACGCTGTTCGGCAACTTGGAGGGTTGGGCACTCATTGAAATCAATGAGGATATCTTCAACGCCATTACCCAACTGCTTCTACGGGATAGAGGAAACGGACAGCCTATCGATAACATGGCCCCAATCTTCACGACCTACTATAATGGCAAGACGGTAAAATTGACGGACGGACGCATAGTCCCATGGACAAACACGCCATACACGGCCCGGTTTGACAACCGAAGCAACACCCTTTCTACCCTCTTGTTGGAGATGAACAAGATGCTGGTTGGGTGGATTGGGTACGACCAAGCGGGACACCTGCGGGTGGATGCCGCCTATGAGGACATATCGGATGCAGACAAGCCAATCCAGTGGGAGTTCTCCCCCCAGCGGGTGGATTTCCTAGGAGCGACTTATGCCGTCAAGAACACAGAGGTATTCAATGATATTATCGTCAACGGTGTGGCGCTGAATGGTAACCACGTCCCCTCCGGGCGGGCGATAAATCAAGATCCGTCCTCTGACACCAACATAGATCTTATGGGCCTGCGCACAAAGGTCTTCGAGGAAACCTGCTACTACGCCGATGAACAATGTCAAGAACTCGCGGAGTGGTATCTGAAGCAGAACTCCGTTCTGAAAAAGTCTGTGACCATTCAGTCCTCCCAGTTGTTTCATCTGGTAGAAAATGAATTAGTAACTATTACCCGGACGGACAAGCCAGGGAGTCCGGTAGAGCGGCATCTGGTCACCGGCTTTTCCCGGCCTATCGCACAGAACGGGCAGATGACTATTGACTGCACCAGCGTGAACGACTTCCCGGCGGCTTCCCCTTATCCCCTGCCCTCTACACTTGTTTATGCAACCATTGCCTGTGACGTGCGGGCGGGGGCCGTCGTGACCTGCTCACTAAGCGGCACCACTCTGAGGGGCGTATCAAATGGACTGGTAACGTTTCAGCTCCCGGTGGATGGATACGGAAAGTGGGAACTGGAGGGCACCTATAAGCCTGAAAGTGGAGCACAGGAAACGGCCAGCACAACGGTTTCTGTGGGCAGTCCGGGGCTTTATAATGCAACACTAAAGTTTCCAAGCGAGGTGAGCACATGACGTTCATTGGAGTTGACCCTGGAAAGAAAGGCTCACTGGCCCTGCTAGAAAATGGGGCCGTATCCATCTTTCCCTTTGACGAGGACACCTACATAGAAATGTTGGGCAAGGTAGCCCCCCACGCCTCCATCTGCTGTCTGGAACACGTCGGGTCTATGCCTGGGCAGGGAGTCACCTCTATGTTTCACTTTGGGGAAAACTTCGGCTTTATCCAAGGCGTTCTCAGGGCCTACAAGATTCCTTTTGAACTGGTACGTCCTCAGAAATGGAAGAAAGAGTTTTCTATCACCGGGGACAAGAACAGTTCCATTCAGGTATGCAAGCGGCTGTTCCCCGACGTGCGGCTGTTCAGGACAGCCAGATGTACAAAAGAGGATGATAATATGGCAGAGGCAGTTCTGTTGTCCGAATATGCCCGCCGCAAACTAGGGGTGGCACAATGCGAAAACGCAAGCTGAACGCACAAAATGAGGCCCTTGCCGTGTGGCGGGCCTTGGAACCGCAAATCGTGGAGGCTGTGCGTCGGGAAACCGCCGATTGTGTGCGGCAAAAGAAGCTGACGGTGGTGACCGCCCCCAACGGCACCACTATAGGCGTGATGCAACCGAATGACAGTACCATCTTCGAAATCCCCTACGTCTCCACCCTTGCCAATGTGCCCGTGGGGACTATGGTGCTGGTTCAATATTTTTACGGGATGTCAAACATGATAGCCGTCTCATTAGGGGACGGAACACAGCCGGAAGGAGTGTGACTTTATGCCCATTAAAGACGGAAAATATAAAAACCCTAATTGGGTCGACGGCGGCCCTCCAGCCGTTGATGCCGACGAACTGAACGCCATTTCCTCTACACTGGAGTCTCTGGATGCTGCTGGCGGGACAGGTGGCGACGGAAAGCGTTACGCCCGCATTGTGATCGGTACTTCTACCAACGGCTGGACGGCGGCAGACTGCGACTATCTATGTGACGGTGTAGACGATCAGGCAGAGATCAATCAGGCAATAGAAGCACTACCGTATATGGGCGGAGAGATTCTCCTTCTGGACGGAACCTATAACATCAACGGATATGTCGGCGTGTTGCGCAATAGTACCTTGAGGGGAACAAACCGTGAATCAACAATCTTGAAAAGGTTGTCCACAAATGGATATGACGAAATTACTGATTCCATACTTGTGGTATCCAATTCGTCTGTTCTTGCAGATATGACGATCGACGGAAACAAGTCTATTTGGCCGGAATCCAATGCCGGAGAAAGGGTCTCGGAAATATTGGCAGGCGGTGGAGCAATTATTTCCAATATTACTATTAGAAAGGCTATCAATTCTGCAATATATTATGAGCAAATTACAGCTGGAGTTGGTATAATTGAGGACTGTTCTTTTTCTGTTGCAAAACAAGGAATCTATATTGATTGTAGCGGAAACATCTTGATTTCAAGGTGCTATTTTGAAGTAGTAGATACGTTGGTTGATGCACACGGCATAAATATCAGGCAGGGGGCAGGAGAAGAAACTATGGTGTCACCGTTGTCGTGTGTTATTACTGACTGCACGTCACTTGCAGGTACTGGCGACATCATCTTAGACGGCACGGGTTTTAGCAAAGTGCAGAACTGCAATCTTGGGACGGTGATATTCAAAAACAGCTATCCAAATGGATCGGTCGCCGTAGAACGTGGAAGACATATTATTATGGGGAACACATTTCAACCCAACACTTATAACGATAATGCCATTTCCTTTGCAAATAACGTAAACAACTGCATTGCAATCGGGAACACTTTGGCCTCCGGGAGTATGAGGATACAAATCGAGGATAACGGAGAAAACAACATCATTTACAATGGTGCTTCCGGCGGTCAAGTCATCCTTACAACTTCTGGATGGAGTGCCAACACACAAACCGTCACCGCGCCCGGAGTAACAGTCTCCAACTATGTAACCACTGGGCCCACTCCCACAGCCTTCAACGCCGCAATGGAGGCGGGCGTGTATTGCTCCGGGCAAGGGAATGGAACGCTTACCTTCACCTGCACGAAAACTCCGTCCGGCTCCATTACTTACACTTATACAGCTCAGGAGGTGTTGTAGATGCCCATCATCAACAGTTCGTTATTTGGCTCCGGCGGCACAGATACCGGCGATGCGACCGCCACAGCACCGGATATTTTGCGTGGAAAAACCGCCTATGGAGCGTCCGGGAAACTGACTGGCACGATGCCGATGGTTGAAGCAGCAACACCTTCTATTTCCGTAAACTCCAGTGGACTTATTACAGCTACCACAATCCAAAATACCGGTTATGTTGCAAGTGAAACAAAAAGTGCAACACAGCAACTCGCCACACAGGCTGGACGCACGATTATCCCCGGCACTACACAGCAGACCGCCGTGGCTTCTGGCCGATATACGACTCAGGCGGTATATGTGGATGGGAGTCCGAACTTGATTGCTTCCAATATCAAGAGTGGAGTCAACATTTTTGGGATAACGGGGACGCTATCTTCCAATCAGTTTGACTGGAAAGGACGGATTATAAGCTCAACCAGAGCAGAATCCAACAAAAAACTAGTATTCCAAACTGGAAGTGAGGGTTTTAATGGAAGTAAACCATACGGATTTGCTGTAGATTCAGTCTATCCAACACCTGCTGGCTCCTCCAGAATTGTTATTGGATATTCCGTATTCTTTCCACCCAATGCCCTGTCAATAACCGGTTGTGGCATTGAACTAATTTGTTCTGTATTTTCAAGTTCTGGAATAACTTCTACTGGCTTTTGCTGGGATGTCAGAAGTAGTACTAAGGGTCCAATCTATGCAGACATATCGATAAACGAAAGCACAACTTCTATCACGCTTCAATCGGAATATGTATGGGATACATCAAACGGGTACTCTCTTTCTCTACTCTTTGCCGCTTAGCTAAAATGCATGCTACAAAAGGGCCACACACCTATGAGTCTCGCAGGAATAAACATCCGTACACAAAGGAGACACGCTATGCCGCCAAATTGTATAAAAGATTCCGCGCAGGAGTGCATCGGCTACGCCGAGGCACAAATCCTTAAGCACCAAATCGAGGAACTGGTCAAAAAGCAGGAGGCTGACCGTGAGAATAACCGCAAAGACCATAAGGAGTTCTATGAACGCCTTGAGTTTGGTGAAAAGGCGCAGGCCGTCACACAGAACCAGCTTGCCCAAATCCTCGATGATACCAGCGAAATCAAAACAGACCTGAAAGACAGCAGGAAAGAACTTACCACCGCTATCGAGAAGCAGAATCAAGCCATCACCGACTTGCAGATGAAGCCCGCCCACAAATGGGACATGCTAGGCAAAGAAGTGCTCAAACTAGTCATTGCTCTGGTATTCGGTATCGTGGCCGCCGCCATTGGATTGGGGGCATTCAAATGACAGAGTTGAGTATCCTTCTGGTTGCCATTCTGATGCTTGTGGCCGCCCTTATAGCGGCTATGGTGTACATGGCGAAGAAGGTGGGCGGGAAGGGAGAAAAAGAACTCCGCTCCGTGACCAGGCTCCTGTTCCTCACGACACAAATTGCCGCCCTGGTGTGGGTATCGGTATCCTACCTGATTGCCCTGTACGCCACGGTTCAGCTTGGACAGCCCTTCCCTATTGTTGAACTTTCCCAGCAGGCAATCACGACCATATTAGGCGTGAATGTTCTGAAAGTGGTGGAGAACATCTTTGAACACAATGACGGGGCTGTGTTTGGCAAGACGGACAAGAATCGGCAGGATACGGATTAATTGAAGTCCCCGGCAAGGATATTAAGAAATTTTCTTGGGAAGTAAAGAAGCAAGTGAAATCTAAGCAGGAAACACAATAAACAAGTTCAGAAAGAGGTACATATCATGGACGTTTACAACATTTCCAATCTGCTCGCTATCATTGGCGCTCTTGTCGTGCTGGTTAACATTCTAACTGAGGTAATCAAGAAGGTTACATGGGACAGACTTCCCACCAATATTGTGGCGCTTATTCTCTCCGAGGGCCTTACGCTGGCCGCCGGAGCAGCTTACGCACAGATCAATACCATTCATATCACATGGTATCTGGTAGTCGGCGCTGTTGTAGTCGGCTTTATGGTCGCCTATGCCGCCATGTTTGGGTATGACAAGCTGAAAGAGATTCTGGATTGGAGAAAGACCAATGGCAACTGAGAAGGAGCTCCGACATAAAGTCGTGAATATAATGAAGGGCTGGCTGGGCTGGTCGGAGGTTAACGGCAAATTTAAGGCCATTATCGACCTATATAACACCCAGAAGCCCCTCCCTGTAGGCTACAAGATGAAGTACACCGACGAGTGGTGTGCCGCCACAGTCACCGCCGCCGGGATGCAGGCGGGGCTGTCCGACATTATCTTGGGCGAGTGTTCCTGCTCTCGCATGATCGCGCTGTACAAGGCTAAAGGGCGCTGGATGGAGGACGACGCTTACCGGCCCGACATCGGGGACATCCTCATGTACTGCTGGAAGGACGGGGACAACTATGCCACCACCGACCAGACCGCCAATCCCAACCATGTGGGCTTTGTCGGGGCGGTCAACAGCAACACCATGACCATCTATGAGGGCAACAAGGGCGAGGCCGTGGCGACCCGTACCGTGCCCATCAATGGCCGCTATATCCGGGGCTACTGCCTGCCGGATTATGCCAGTAAGGCGACCACCATCAAAACCGAAGCCGAGGAGGACGACGATATGGACATCTCTAAACTGACCGACGCTGACATTGAGGCCCTTGCTGCCAGGCTGGACACTGTGCTCTCCAAAAAGGAGCCGTCTGACTGGTCTAAGGAGGCCCGGATCTGGGCCGAGGGTCAAAACATCATCTCCGGCGATCAGGCCGGGAACAAGAAATACAAGAAGCCAGCCACCCGCGAGGAACTGGTGCAGATCCTCTACAACATCGAGAATCCGTCTTGAACAGAAGTGGCCCCCGGTCTCCTATGCGAGGCCGGGGGTCGTTTCCAGTATCCCTTCAAACACCTTTCTGGTTTCCGCCGCAATCTCCGTCTGCGGTTTGAGCATCTGGGCATATCGCTGTGTCATGTCCAGGCTGGAGTGTCCCAAGAGCATTTGTAGCTCTTTCGGGTTCATTCCAGAGGAAACCAACATTGAGGCGCAGGTATGTCGCAGAGAGTGGGGGGTGATATCCTCCCTTCCGGTCATGGCCTCCACATAGCTCTTTATACCATAGATAGCTGTTATTCGAGACAGGGGTTTGAAGCCACCTCCTTCGTTCTTTTGGACGAAGATGGGGTCTTTATCTACCGCCTCCTTTGGCCTAGCTTTGTTCAGATATGTGTGCATGACCATCTGCGCATAGGGAATGAAGGGTACTGTACGTCCCTTGCCTCCCTTACCGCTGCGGATGGTTGCATACCCTTCCTCCCAGTTCAGATCAGCCGGTGTTAATGCCAACATCTCCGACTCTCTTGCACCGCTGGTCAATAGGAGTATCGTCATAGCTCGGTTCCTTATATAAACCGGCTTTCGCCCAAAGGACGATGTACTGGTTGAGAATATGCGGCGTATATCGTCGGCGCTCAACACCGACTTTGCAGAAATGTATTTCTCAGACATGCGCATTTTCTTCGAAATTGGGTTTTTGTCCAACATCCCGGACTCTACCATCCATTCCAGCGCCGTATTCAGCCGGGATATATACTGCGCAAAGGTGTTTCTGGAATATCCCAGCAGGCTTTTTCGGTAGGCCAGAATGGCCTTCTGGTCAATCTCCTGCCGTCCTTCGCTCTCCATGAAGCGTATGAACTTCTCCACGCCCCGGCGCTTCTGATCCTGTGTGTTCCTTGACATGTTCCCGTATGAGGCAAGGTACTCTTCGGAGTAGGACTTAAAATCTTCCAGTGTCATATGCCTACCTCCTTGACTTTTGGTATTTGGCTTGACATCTCCCACAGCTAAATCTGAGCGGGAGTGTCAACTATCTAGTATATCTATAGCACGTTCCAGAAATTCGGGCTTACTTATACCCTCTCTGGTAGTGTAGCCCTCTATCCGCAGGGATAGTTCAGGCTTTATTGCCGCTTGAAACTTTCGGTAGGCTTTTGCGTTATACCGATTTTTAACGGCGCTGCTTGTGTGGGTCTTGCGCTTGGGCTTTTCCTCGCTTGACATCTTCGGCCCCCTTTGCTATAATGTGGGCAAGAGGGACGCTCTCCCTGGTGTCAGCAGGAAGGCGGCCAACTTAACAAGTGTAGAGCTTGAAATTGCCGCTTCTTGCTGGGGTCAAGGGGCGGTTATTTCTTTATCTGGTTGCCCAGGGAAATAGCCGCAATCACGAGCATAAGTAGTGCGATGGTTTCCGTTAGGCTCATGGGCTTCCCTCCTTTCGGAGTTGGCCCCGCCCCTCTTGCTTGTCTATACTATATCATACTTGATCCAGTATGTCAAGAAGTTTTCTAAATTTCCCGAAATGCGGCGTAAAACCCCTTGCTTTAGCCGTGGGGAGTGTCAAGAAATTCTGTGGTCTGAGTACGCTGGGTGGGACTTTGTGAAAACCTGTGAGCGGTGCCCACGGGACTTACCAAAATTGTGTGAGCGGAGGGAATGGGGGACTTTCTGAAAAACTGTACGCTGTGGGTACTTACCCAAATTCTGCGGTTTAAGAGCGCGGGACGCAATGAAATCTTGTGCGCTGGGTACAACACAGTCTTATGTTCCTGTTTGGTTTTCTTACATTTTCTGATTTAGCTTCTTTTGTTTCTGTGTTATGTTCTTTGGTTTCTGCCCTTATCTCATCGCTTAATCCTGGCTTGTGTGGGGTGGGCGCAGACAACGGCCAAAATATTTCTCATCCAAGATTATGATATCGTCTGAGTGGGTCTTCAATTTCACCATGTTCTGCCCTTTCACTCCAACGCATACAGCGATTTTTCCTATTGTATTCAGAACATCCAAAACAGGCATATAGTCAGTGTCCCCGCTCACGATAACGGCGGTGTCATATGCGTTCAGGAATCCCTTTGCAAGAATATGCGTTCCCATATTGATGTCTGTTCCCTTTTCTTCCACATAGTAGGTCGTTGGGTCGGAGATATCCATTGTCGAGAATGTTTGTCCAGAAACCGGCCTTGCAACATGCCGCCCCTCGATAACAGTAAAGTATGGCTGGTTTTTCAGCCCATTTATCCACCTGTATGTACCGGCCCTTCGCTCATCCTGCGCCAGAAAATCGTCCGGCTTTGGAGCGCATAGGAAAGTCTTAACGAGTTCATTGCCGCCAGGTATCAGCTTCACTATTTCTTGCGGGACTTTATTATAATCCAATCTTGGATACGGCTCCCCAATACTCCGATAGTAGCTCATGACGGCTATGTTGAAGTTCTCGAAGTCGATAAAAACCATCACACGGCGCATATAAATTTCCCCCAATAAAGGTCTAAGGGCCTGTGGGCCCGAAGGCCACACAAGCCCTGTTTAAGTCTACACGGGGAACTTAACCCCGCCTCGTTATTATACGCCGGGTATTGCACGTTGTAAACTGTCAAATAAAACAAACAAGCAGGAAAATGTTTGTGCAGGGAGTTAAAGCAAAGCCCCGGTATTTTTTACACGCGTTAACGTGTCCCCTCAGTGTACGCCCCTTGATTTTTGACTTCGCGTTACCGCGTAGCATGGCACAAAAGAGGCCCCATGAATTGGGGAATCGCGCTAGCGTGTGGATGCAGACCCGCAGACCGAACCCAGCCGGGAGATACCAAGGGCGCAGCCCTCCCCCACGACGCCAGAAAATGGCCGGATGTCTCCAAGGGGACACCCCAGGGCCGGGAAAGCCTACGGCGGGCCGTCTGCTGGGCGTGAGGATGCTATGCGCCTGGGCCCTCCCCTTAGACCGGAGGGCCCAGGGCAAAATAAAAAACTTTGAAAAAGGGATTGACATACTGCAATACGTATGATATAGTATAGACAAGCAAGAGGGGAACGGCTCGACCTCCGAAAAGGAGGTGACAACATGACAGTATTAGAAGTGGTTGCACTACTTAATCTGTTAGCCGTTGTTATCTTCGGAATTATCCAGATAATGAAGAAGTAGCCACCCCCAGCAAAGGAACGGCCACATCTCCAATACTTATGAAATTGAGGTGGAGCCGAACCCGTGCCAGCGGGTGCCCCTCTTGCCCTATATTATAGCGAAGGGGGCCGAAGATGTCAAGCGAGAAAAAGGAACGCCCGCAAGACCGTTATAACAAATCGCACACCGTCAGCATAGCAATTAGACTGATGAAGAACACAGAGCAAGACATAATCCAGAAACTCGACAGCGTACCCAATAAGGCCGGATATATCAAGCAGTTAATACGGGCCGACATGGCAAAGGACAAATAAAAACCCGCTCCCGTGCCGCAAACACGTTATAGAGCGGGAATCCCGTTAGGAAACCGCCAAACCAGGGCCGCCCCTATTGTATCACGGAATAGCTTTATGATAAGAGCCAGGGAATCAATTCCCTGGCTCTTTTTCCTTTGTTGCTGGACTGATCCCCATTGCTAGAGAAGACCTATCTCTTTTTGCTTGTGTTTCCACTGCACGGGCCAAAAAGTCTGCTATTGCCTCCCCCGTAGCCTCTGCGGCCTGCTGGGCACGTTCCAGTGTATCAGGTGGGATAAAGACACCCCCGCCCACCTGCGGCCCTTCGGCGCCCACCTGCGGGCCTCTCGCACCATCCCGCTCCATCCGCTGGTCAATGGCTTTGTTGATATAGGCGTTGACGCTTTCCCCTTCGGCCTCTGCACAGGCCTGTACGATTTCCTTCTTGCCCTTCGGCATGGTGAGATTTACCCGGTCATAGGCTTTGGCAATAAATTTATTTTGATATGCAGTTGCGTCCGATTTATTCTTGTAAGCCATAGGCGCACCCCCTCACTAATACTATAACATGCGCCGGAATTATGCGCAATATGCCAATTGCACAAATGGGACCAGAGAATATTGTGCAATATGCTTCTTGAAGAAAGTTGCGCAATATGCTATTATAATCATGTCAGGAGGGCAACCGATTGGCAAATAAAAAGCCCCGGCGCTACCAACACCGGGGCGGAAGGAGGCGAGGACATGAGGTACCACATGGGGATGTGGTATTACCAGGGCAAAACCTATAAAAGTCTCCACGAAGCTCTGGTAGCCAATTGGGCCAAGTAAAGGCCACGGGGCCGGGGAAACCCGGCCCCACCCTAAAGCGCCTCCGCCCCAATTATATCACAGGGGTGCGAGAGCTGCAAGGACTATTCCCCGGCTTCCTGCACTACATCCCGAATAGATCGGCGTGTGTTCCCGTCCTGTAAAGCAAGAGTTCATTCTTGTCCTGCCTGTAAATCAATAGCCAATCCGGGGAAATGTGACATTCCCGATACCCTGCATAATTCCCGCTCAAATTGTGGTCAACATTTTTCGGCGGCAAGGTTTCGGGGATTCTTAGAGTGTCAACAATCTGCTGTAAGAGTTCCATATTATAGCGGCGTTTTACGCAGGTCTTGAAATCCTTTTTGAATTTGGTGGAGTATCTGACATCCAGCATAATCAATCCTCCATCAATTCGGAGAAGAGTTGTTCCGTGGAGCCGGTGAACTTATGCCCGCCGCCGCTGTCAAGCTCCGCCATAGCCTCCAGCGTTTCAGCGTTTGGCGTTTCATCCGGGACAGCGGCCCCTTGCAGATAGGACACAACATAGAAAAGCCGGCTTTCGGGTATCTGGTCAATCAAGGCTTTTGCCAATTCACGATTACTCATTTTGTTCGCCTCCTTCTCTATCCCTCTCCATGGCTTCGGATATGGCCCGCTTGATAAACCCGTTGACACTTTCCCCACGTGCTGTGGCGTGGGCCTGTATGCTATCGCGCTCGGCGTATGACACACGGGCCCGTAACTCCACAAAACCCTCCATATATTTTTTGTGTGCTTTTGCTTGCGCTGGTGTAAATCCCTTGTATTGGCTCTTTTTCTCCATACTCTATCACCTGTACATATTATATCACATTTATTATGTAAGCGTATATATCACGCCTGCACAAATACGCGTATCTATTTTTGTTGAAAATTCCATATTGATATATACGCGTATCTATGCTATTATAATCATGTCAGGAGGGCAACCCCTGATAAATCAACCGGGCAGGAGGTAACGGAAATGGAGATTGATAGCATGACCCAGACCGAGTTAGCATCCTATCTTGAAACCCTGGCGAAGCTGGTAGAGGCCACGGCTAAGGACGCGCAGGACGCGGCCCGCATTATCCGAGAGGCCATCCCCAAGCAGTAAAAAAGATAGCCGCCCAGCCCTGAACAAGCAAGCGACTATCTAAGACCCAACGGAGGCGGTTAGAGCCTGCCATCTGGCCGCCTCCAGTATAACACAACCGGCAGGAGAAAGCAATAGCCGGAGGGGGCGCCCTCCATGACAAGGAGGAAAACACAATGGAAAAAATGAATAGAATGTGCGCCGACTGCCTGAAACTGGGCAAAGAGTGCAATGGTACCACCTGCCAGACTTGGACGGGCTGCGTATACCGGGTTACAATCCTTGACGAGATGAAGCGCCAGGCCGCAGAAATCAACCGCCAGAAGGCCGAGGCCATCAAGACCGGCAAGAATCAAATCGCCTACACCGACCACGAGGGACAGGCCCACACGCTGTATTATATCGGCGGGCGCTGGGTGGACAACGGCACCCGGCAGCGCATTAACCGGCAGTTTCCCCACGCCGTGGAATATGGGAGGGCCACACAATGAAAATAAATCAACTTTTTACGGCCTATTACATGGACAGAACGGCAGTTTATGAAAAAAGCCTTGATTATATCTATTCGCATAACCCGGACAACTTAAGAGAAATTCGTCCCACAATTTGGCTGTGGAAAGGCGACATTTCCCCCGTCTTTTTCGTGGACTATGTGGGTGACGGCGTGGGTTGTACTCTTGCTACATTCGATAAGTTGGCAGACGCGCAGAAATACCGGGAGCAAATCGGGGAAATGACCGAAGAAGAGTTTGAAAACTGGCTCATAAATGAGCGATGGGCGGCGCGGTCTTGACCCGCCCGCCGGAGAATGGAGGTGACCCTCGCATAATTATCCTGTTTATTGTCCTTCTTCCATTTATGGTGATCTGGGAGACGGCGAAAAAATCTTGACTGCCCCGATCGGGCGCGATACAATCAACACAATGGAGGCCCCGCGCAGGGGAGAAGGGAGAGCAAACCATGAAAAAGCTGACTGCTAAAGAGGTATTCACCCGCGAAGCCTATGAGGGGCTGACAGCAGAAGAACGCCGGTCGGCGCTAAAAGTTGAACAAGCAAAAGAGTGTAGCGGCTGGAGAGCCTACCCTGACACTTGTGCCGAGCTGGTGGACCTTATCCCGGATGATTGGTGGAGCAAGTACCCTGCCCAGCATATCGGGGAGGTTATGTCTCTGCTCAAATCCGCTATTGACCTGGGAGTTGACAAAGGCCGCCGCGAAGTGTAATATAAAAGCGTCGGGAGGCTGAGGCGCAGCTTTCTGGTGGGCCTCGACCCTGGCCCCACGGATTGAAATATAGATATGTATATTAATACGGCAAGAAGAGAGGGCTTACTAAGTAGGCTCTCTTTTCTTTTTCCGATGGAGGCATCCGCCGCGTCGGATGCTAACTTAGATACCACCCGCCCCGCTATGGGGCGGTTTTTTTGCCCTCCAGTCCCTCCAGCGTGTCCGCCCATATCCCTACACTCCCCAGCAACTTCCCGCTGCTTGCGTGGCCTCCTACGGTCAGCAAGCGGCATTTTTGCGCCCGTGACCAACAAAGAGATCACGCCCCAAAAAGCAGAACCGCCGCAAAGGCCATTTACAGGCCCGTAGATCAGTTTTAATGTCTGGCGGTGTCTCTATATTCCAATGCCACAAAACTCCGTACAGAGGACCGCACAATGAATACTTACAAAGTCACCTTTTCCAATGGAGACTATCTGTATACCCAGCTTAATGCCTCTATCGAGGAGGCAAAGGCCTATTATCTAGGTAATATCTTCAATCTAGGCACGGAGGCCGACAATCTCCAAAAATGCGTTGACATGGAGGAGGTCGCACAATGAAACGATACAGAGACGCCGCCAGGCGGCTGACAATGACCATTGACGAGATCGCCGCCGCCACGCTGGCCGAGGCCCGCGAATACTACCAGGACGGCGGGCGCTATATTTACGAGGGCAGAGCCTACACCCTGCGCCGCTACATCGACAGAGACGCCCACGGGAACGCCGTGGAGGTTGCCCAGTTTGTGGGCATTGACGGCTACAACCTGTTTACCGACCCGGCCCGCCTGGGAACATTCCGCCCGGACGTGGCAAGCGATGGACAGGAAATCACCCGCTTTTGACCCGACCACCGGGAGAATGGAGGAAATGAACATGTTTTCAAATGCAGTCAAATTGATTTGCGAAAAGCACTTTGATTATAAATGTTTTGGCTGCCCGTTGCTTGCTATCTGCGACATTCCAACGCAGGAGCAGCCGGGGGAAACACTGGAAGAAAAAAACCGCTTGGTGGGAAACTCAAATGAACAAAGCCGCCGAGGAGGTGCCCCCCGCTTGATTATTCTGTTTATCTTGCTCCTCCCGATCATGATTATCTGGGAGACGGCGAAAAAATCTTGACTGCCCCGATCGGGCGCGATACAATCAACACAACGGAGCCCGGCAGAGCCGGGGGAAAGGACGGCACAACATGACTATTACGCTATATATCACCCGCACGGGCGATATGATCCAGACAGGCAAGCCCGCAGAGGTAACGCTTGAGGAGTACCCGGAGATTAGCCGGACATGGACCCGGCGCGTTGCCGTGGAGCTGCCCGCAGGATTTGAGGCGGCAGAGGCCGGAGACGGGCGCAAGCACATTTTCCGAGGCTCTGATTGCTACGAGCTGACCGCCAACGCTGACGGCGTGCCCTGCATCATTGACCACACCCAGCGCGGCGGGCCGTTTATCCCGCTCCCGATCCTGTCCGAGGGCTGGGGCATCTAACAATATCATCACCGCCTGCCCTGGGTTACCGGGGCGGGCTTTTTGCGCCCTCCTGATCATCCAACGTTGGCAGATATGTCTCCTTATACTCCCAGCCAGCTTCCCGCCGCTTGTGCGCCGCCCTGCCCAACTCCACCCCTGTACTCGTAAAACACCCCTAGAACCTCCATAGAGGAGGCCAACTCCCGGGCTGTATCCAGGAGACTTGATTTCTTCAAATTCCCGATGTGCGTCCGCTATGACGCTCCTGGGCTCATCCAATCCTGCCGCTTTGGTCTCCATACTATCCGCAAGCAGCCTGATCGACCGGCGCATGGAGTCTTTTCTGGCCTCCTGTGCATATACCCCCGCATTGGCGGCAGTCTGCGTCGTCTGCATCAGGTCTAGCATATACTCCTGACTTGCGGCGGCCCCGGCCTTCGAGCGGATTGTCACCGGGTCTATCGTCTCATTCAACCGGGACAGCTCCACCGCTGCCCGGAAGATGGCGCGGTTTGCCTCCATATCCTTCAACTTCCCTTATCGTTGCAATTGCAACATCTCAGAATCGCTACTCGCTGTATTACCCGGTCTATCGACTAGCCGCAAGCCCGCGGGAGGGAGAAAACCGAAGTCTACACGCTTGGGCCGCTCAGGTTAGATGTTGCGTGGGCCATGCTCCTACCCACCTGAAACAAATATTTTTCCCTATGTTTCGTCAAATTGACGAGCTACGCAAGATCGTAACTCATTTTTTGACTGGTAATCTTGCAAAAACAGGTAACAACTTAAACATTCTTAGAAAGAATGTTTAAGTTTTCGTCTTCTATATGCAAGTTCTGTATCATTTATAGCAATCATGGGGGGTAAGTTTCCAAGTCATTCCCATAATATGGATTTCCAGTTTTACTATGCAGTACCCCCCCTTTCTCATTTACCCCGCCTCTCCCAGCCTTAGGACAACTCTGCACCGCCTGACTCCGCCCCCTCTTCAATCCCCCTCCACCCTATCATCAGCCTTCTGTCACCGCCAGATGTACTATGATTGAGAATGACTCGGCTCAGTAATGCGCTTCAACTTGCACTCCTGGACACTACCATGCTATAATAGAAAATAAAAGAGGCGGCGTAAAAGAGGCGGCGGCTGCCCAAAAATCGGGTTCAATCCATTGTGGCACAATGATTACAGTCCATTTGAATTAAGTATCATTTTGATACCTTATTAGTATCAATTTGATACTTAATAGGTATCATTTTGATACTTTTCTATTGGTAATAACAGAATGTATATATGCATATAGGAGGTGAGGGGCTATTGAGCGACAGGGCACTAAAAGAAACAGTCAAGGTTCAAAAAGAGTATATTATCGTGGATCAGCAGACCGGAGAAGTGACGAACCAGGTGAAGAAACTAATGTATAGCGTAAAGCCTGGTGCGCGATATGTGAAAGAGTTCGCGCAGAATCCGTTGCTCCGGCAGCAAATACCACACTCAACAAGGACTCTTTTGAGTGCCTTGGCAGCCCGCCTCCCCTATGCCAATAGCGACCCCTATATCTCTCTTGGATCCGATGCGTTGAGTTCCATAGGAGAAACATACGGCCTCGGTGAGGCATCAATGAAACGCGGGTTGAAATATCTGATGGAGAACGGGTACTTGATCCGCATGGGACGCGGGAGGTACTTTTTGAATCCGTATCTATATGGTAGGGGGACAGCGGCAAATATCCTAGAACGCCAGAAGGAGTGGGACGCGCTTCAATCTCGTAAGAAAGACGAATCCCCCGCCTGACCATCACGGCCAAGCGGGGGCGTTTTTGTTATTCTGGGATTTGCACTCCGTTTTCCTTTAGCATTTCCATAATTCTCTCAAAGAAATCTGGTTTTGCTTTTTGAATAGATTCCAATACTTTTTTAGCATGGCGCCAATATCCCCTATCTTCTGAGTCTGAAGGGTATAGGCCACTTGGGCAACTAGGATAGAAGTCTGCGCTCAATGTTGTACCTCCAGCATAGTTTCCATCTTCGCTTCCAAATTCCATGGTTCCATCTTCCCGAAGCCTGCACCAATCAAAGTATTCTCAGCCGCCCTTTGATCTGACGTACCTATTCTTTCCTGAATTACTGCTCATTACGCCTCACCTTTTCTCATTTCTTTCGACCACTTTGCGGCGTATGCGTTACGGTTGCGCCTCGCCATCAGCCCCCCTCCCATTCCACCGGAACGACGAACATGCCGTAGTTCGGCCCTTGTCGGCACGCTCCAGGTGGATAGCATCAAGAATTGTCTCGGTTGCTACCACACCTATCCCCCTTCAATGCTATCATCTTCTCCCTCACCAGCTTGTCCACGACCTTCCCCACGTTGTTCCCGTAGCCACATATCTCGGCCAGCTTGTTTAGGTTCCAAGCGGTTTGAGCGGAGACGAGAATGGAGAGGCGGCGTAGGTTCTTTTTCATCCGTTTTTTAACCCCTCTCGGGACTCTTTCACTTTGTTGTCGATAATATCATCGTGAAACCCTGCATGAAAAATCCTGGTCCCAGCTGATTTCATATCTCTAACCCAGTACTCTTCTGCCTCCAGGATACAGCGGTAAATTTGGTTTTCTGCTCGTGAGAGCCCGCTCATTCTGGTTTTCCCAAGTAAACTTAGATAGTCCTTGTCACAGTATATTTTCATAACCATTTCCCGAATAAATCGAAGTTCTCGCGCCAAAGACTCATAAATTTTCTGCTTATCTGCATTATCAATAATTTTCAATATAATAACCTCCCTGCAATCCCTTACTTTCTCAGTTCCTCCACGCTTTCCTTGACCGCTCGGATGACGTACCGCACGTCTGCCTCGGTGGTATCCCATCCAATGGACAGCCGTAGAGAACCACGTCCGGTTTCCTCGGTGTACCCCATCGCCTTCAACACATGAGAGACACCAACCTGACCCTCCGAACAGGCCGAGCCGGAAGAAGCGCATACGCCCCGTTCATCCAGAGCTAGTACCAAGGCTTGTCCGTCAATACCCCTGAATACAAAGGAAGCGATGGATGGAGAACGCTGTGTGGGGTGTCCAGTCAGTTCCGTACCTAGAATAGAGAGGATGCCGTCAATCAGAATGTCACGTAGTTTAGTGAGATAGGGCACACTCTTGTCCAGGTTATTGGTTGCCCACTCAATTGCCGCACCCATTCCAGCGATACCAATTACATTTTCTGTCCCTGCCCGCTTTCCTGCCTCTTGGTGTCCCCCGTGGAGCATAGGGAGTATATCTACACCCCTGCGCACGAACAAGGCTCCTATGCCCTTCGGGCCACCGAACTTGTGAGCTGACATAGAGAGTAGGTCTACACCCGTCTCTCTCACATCAACCGAGATATGCCCGACGGCCTGGGTGGCATCGGTATGGAATAGCTTATCAGCGGAATTGGTCGCCCATGACGCAAGCGATTTCATGTCTTGTACTGTCCCGACCTCGTTGTTGACCCAAAGAATCGACATGGTATCAATGAATGTCAGGTCTATAACAGGTTTGGATGGTACAATTCCTAGATGGTCACTTTCGAGTCCGACAATTCCACCGCGCCGTCCATATTCCATCGAACTGTGCTCTACATTGCTTTTTACTGTACTAAATGCTGAAAGCACCCAAATATTTGCCTCCGTTGCCCCAGAGGTGAAGTAAATCTCGTCCGGCTCAGCGTTGATGGCCTTGGCGACCTTGGATCTGGCCTTTTCTACCAATTTTCGGGCCTCAGCACCAGCATAATGTAGTGATGACGGGTTTCCATATATATCAAACGCATCGTGCATCGCCCGTCTCGCAGGCAGGCATAGTGGCGTTGTCGCCGCATAGTCTGCGTACACATTTCGTGTCAATGTATGTATCCTCCTTGCAATTTTCACATGTGATAGAAGCAGAGCCATGCACCCGAATGGTTCTTCCACGGTGCTGAATTTTGATTTCGTTTCCATCCGTGGTGGCTATCATATTCCCACACGATTTACAAAAAACCGCTCTATGCATGGTTCCATCCCTTCTATCATCGAGATTTGGGCGGCGGGTCCCCCTTGCTTTAGCCATGGGGAGCGTCAATCCTCTCCTTGAACTCGTTCAAGGGCTATCCCTCCTTCGGCGGGTCGGGGAGAGGCATCCAGTGGGTGACATGACAATTACAGACCCTGTTCCAGTCCCCGGTAATATCGTAATAGCAGTCCAGCACACTCATTGTTGTGCCAAAAAACCCAATTGGCGTACCGCTTTCACAATATTTATGCTCTTCGTTTTTGTCCATGCACCCGCCGTGCCAATAGTTTACATTGGTGCAAACGAGATAATGCCCAGGCGCATCCGGCAGCCTCTCCTTGACGCTAATCCACCCACTCATGCTGTCCGCCCTCCTCGCCGTGGACTTTCTTTTTCATCTCTTTTGCAGCTCCTTCACCCACACCAAGGGCATAGGAATAAAGCAACCAGCAAACGAAGCTTCCTACCCAGCAGAAAACCAAGACAGGCATCGGCACCACAAACCAGCCATTTGCCTTGACGATGGACAGGATGATGCCCAGGAAAAGGAGCAGTCTAATCATTGCCGCCCTCCCCGTCGTGGATGGAGCCCTCCGCAATATCCCTTGCCTTTACTGCGTCTGCAAGAGTACGATAAGCACCGATATATTTTTGCTTTCCATTTATGTAAGCATAGGCCTCAAATTTCCCATGTTTCGAGAAGCAAATATTCCGTTCTCCTGTTTTATTTGTTGCCCTCAACCTTCGCTTATTAGGGGCGCAGTTTTCTTTATGCGTAACAAACTGGCAGTTATTGGGCGTATAATTCCCGTCCACGTCAATTCTGTCTATCTCTAACCCTGCTTTATAACCATGCGCAATCGCCCAGTCGCAAAAAGATTTTGGATCGCTTCTCCATGTATCATCCATAGTAATCCCACGCGCCCCATACCATCTGTAACTTTTGGCGTTTTGGTTTTCACATCTTGTTACAATCTGCCCCCACAGGCGATATACATCTGTTCCTTTATACCCATGTGTCCGCATATAGCACCTCTCCATTATCCAGCCGCTTGGCTTTGAAAAGGATTTCTCTCATTGTTTTTCCTCCATCATCGTTAAAGCCTTCTGCAAGCAAGCCTGTATCTCTTCACTGATAGCAGCATTGCTCTTTGCGAATGTACTGTCTAAGTAGTTTTTGTCATGGTAAGCAAGAGTTTCTAGAGCTAACGCAACACGAATGTACTCTTCTGACGTTTTGCATACACACTCAGGGGATTTCATTGGGCACCTCCGATGATCTCGTCCAATGTGGCCCGCCTTATGCTCCTCAGCGTAGGAAACGTTTCATCAAGGTTATCAAGACTGCCCTTATAGTTGTCTTCGTCATCATACATGTAAAATGTCTGTCCCACTATATCAACGTATGCCAATGTTTTAACAACTGGATATAGCACTTTGATAGCCTTCGCCCTCTCCACCTCCTGCTCCGTCCAGCGGGGCTTGCGGGCGATGTTTTCTGGAT